AGTAATCTTTAAGTAGTTTTAACTCTTTCCTTTTTCCTCTTTAACTATACTAAGTAAGAAATCTTTAAGTAGTTTAACTCACAAAGTATGAAAAAAGAATAGATAAAAGTGAAACTGTTGAAGCCTTTTTTTGGTAATTGTGCACTTTTCCAAAAAGTATGAAAGTCTATATCATGTAACCAGATAAATGTTTTTTTCGCAATTGCACAGGCATCATACTCTATAAAATAATTTATATAGCGTGATATAATTCGTGATATTTCGGCTGTTGATATGGAATATTAAACCTTTTACATTATCACAATAGCAACTGTCAGAGGCTATAAAAATATTATATATTGATGATAATTCATATGCCAAATATTCCAGGGCTATTTCACTACCAAATTTCTGTTCATTTATGTAAAGAGGTGAAGGACCAACATAAAAGCATAGATTTGCTTTCTGTTTATCAATAAAATCATTAAGATTTGTTTGATCTTTAATAGAAGCGTTCTTCAGCAAAGAATTAAGGTATTCAATATTATATACTACATTTTCATGACTTTCAAGTGGATATTTCTTCTCATGAAGCAATTTTTCACTCCATAACAAAGCTTCATTATATTTTCCAAGATGTGTTGCTGCATAAACCAATTCATCAAGTAAACGATAGTCATAAACTGTTTGATCAATATAAAAAATGGTGTCAATAGGTACAGTTAAATCAACTGCCTTGATTCCATAATCATAAGCTTTTTTATAGTTTTCTAATGCATTATAATGAGAAGCGAGTTGAAATATTGGTTCTGCTCTATTTGTATTCTTCAGATAGCATCTTAAAAACGCTTTCTCAATATCTTCAGTATTTGATCCCTTGAGTACATGAGATAATCCAATCATGTACAGACATGTATAATGACGATCCTTATCATCATCTAATTGCATAACCTTTTCATAAATTTGAATTGCGGTTGAATAGTCCTTTGCATCAAAATGTGATTGAGCATTGTAATATGTATACCGAAGCATTAAAGAAGTGTCTTCTGGTGGAGTTTCCGAAATCAATTCTTCCAAAAACTCTATATCTTTGATGTATTTAAGAGGATCCTTATTACGATTTCCCAAACGTCTTGAATGGACTGAATAATTTCCCCAAAGACGTATAGTTGTTTTTGGTATTCCATCCAAGCATTCGTGAAGACCAGCAACCCATTTCCACTGTAATTTACTATCATTTCGAAACAATAAGGGTTTATAGTAAATATTATTATCGGTTCGCACCTTTAAGTAATATTGATCAGCTTCGAGTTTTGGCAAGTTAAATGTCCCATCAATGCAGTCATCTGCATCCATAACAAAAATATAGTCTCCTTTTCCCTTGCATTTTTGGAGAGCATAGTTTCTGTTGTGTGCAAAATTGAAAAACTTTGACTTTTTATATGATGATCCATGACAAGTGCATATTTTGAAATCATGTTCAATTATTTCTCCTGGTATTCTTTTACTATCAAAAACTTTTTTAATAATTACAATTGTGTCATCACTTGATCCTGTATCAATAATTACATAATAATCAATAAATTTAGAAATGTCTTCTAGGCAGTTTTTGATAATGTGGGCTTCATCTTTCACAATCATGTTCAGACAAACAGTTGGTTTTCCTCTGTTGATAACAGGGTCTTTCATCTTTCTATATATATTGTTTGATTTATTGTTTATTATTCAACGCAAGGTTGCTGGGTTGTGTTCAGCACAATCGCTTGAGCAATCGTTTTGTTCTCTAAACATTTTGAGCAGATATATAAACTGTTTTTTGTAAAAATAAACATGGATATAGAGATTCAGAATCATCTTTTGAAATTGCAAAAGACTTCACAAATACCTCAAAACCATATAAAATATTTGATTTCATTGAAAAATAATGGTTTTACGCCAAAAGTTATTTACGACATAGGAGCCTGTGTTTTACATTGGACAAATATTGCCCAACATATTTGGCCTAATGCTGAAATTGTTGTTTTTGATGCTTTTGATAAAGCGGAATTTCTGTACAAAGACTATCAATATCACATTGGTGTATTGAGTGACAAAAATGACATTACAGTCAAGTTTTATCAGAATAATCTGATTCCGTATGGAAATTCTTACTACCGAGAAATAGGATGTAGTGATGGATTGTACTTTCCTAGAGACAATTATCAAGTTTATAAGACGCGCACACTCGATTCAATTGTTGCAGAAAAACATTTTCCATTGCCTGATCTTGTCAAGATTGATGTTCAAGGTGCTGAAAAAGATATTATGACCGGTGGATTGCAAACATTAAAAAATTGTCAACATCTAATTGTTGAAATGCAGCGTGAAAATTACAATGATGGTGCTCCACAAGCTCATATCACGTTACCATTTGTCGAAAATCTAGGTTTCAATTGTGTAGCGCCACTTTTTTGTGACAATGGTCCAGATGGAGACTATGGCTTTGTAAACATAAATAAGTGTTTTGAATGCTAAACAATGGAATTTGTGATCTTGATACCACAATAATCATGCGGACTTTGTTTAAAGTCTACTTTTTGGTAGATTCCCATTGAAATCGCCTCTTCTAATAAAATCTTGAAATTCTCCCAGAAGTGATCTGTATGGCCAACTTCTGTAGTCATTATATGTCCAAGTTCATGTATTGCAACATAAATTACAACATTCAAGTCTACAAAAGAGTTATCACGTTGACGAATACATAATATCAATTTTTCCCCTTTGTTTACCGAATACGATGTATATCCACTATCGGCTGACCCTTCAGACACAGATTCTGGATTATAATTTTTATATAATTGCTGAATTTCAATATTATCAGGATATTTTGCAATCATATGTTTTACAAGTCTTGTCAAATGACCATTTATTTCAGCTAGATAATCAGCGGCTGCTTGACTATTTGGTAATTTTCTGACAATGTAAACTCGTTTATCAACCGATGACTGTACCCGCTCAACTTCACTATATTGATTTTGTATGAACATGATTATGATAACAATCATGACAAAGAGGATAAATACTTCGATGAACTGCATAGTTTATGATATGTATTGATTCTATGAATGTATTATATAAAAAATTTGATAAGAGGAAAATCAAAGCACATAAAGCAAAGTTAATACTTAAGTATTAGCAGAGGAACTATATCATGGCACAACAATTGTGGAATCGATGTAATAAATCTACTATTGATAAAACAAACAACCACAATGAATTGCAATTTCAAGCAATCAGCTGGTATGCAAATGACTATGTTTCTGATGCTGACGATCATGATATATTGGAAGATCCACATAAATACCTTATCAAGGTCTTTGGCATGACATCCGATCATCGAACTATTTCTGTAAGCATTCTTGGATTTACCCCATATTTCTGGATCCGATTAGAAGACAGATGGGGATCACGAGAAGAAGAAGCCATCAAAAGATTCATCTATGAGAAGCTTGAACGTAAATGTTTGTGTAAAAATAATAAATGTCAGTGCAATGCAGTATCATACACCAGTCATATATCTTCTATCAGAGTTTTACAAAAGAAGGACTTTTGGGGATTTACAAATTTCCGCAACTTTAGATTTATGAGATTTTCATTCACAAGTCATGTTGCAATGAGAAAGGCTCAAAACGCATTTCTATATACATCCAAATTTCCAACTATTGGGTTTTATAAGTTCAAGCTTTATGAAAGTAATATTGAGCCATATATCCGGTTTTTACACATCAGAGACATTGAACCATCGGGCTGGATAAGCCTTCCATCTGCTTCATATCAAAGTACAGATATCCTCAATTCTACATGTCAGCTTGATCTTGAAGTTCACTGGAGCAAAGTTAATCCTTGTCAGAATGACGCATCTGCAAAGTTTCTTATTGCGAGTTTTGACATTGAGTGTATGAGTGAGACAGGCGACTTTCCAGTTGCAAAAAAAGACTACATTCGTCTCTCAATAGATGTTTATGAGTTATATGAACGTCTTCAAAGACATGATGAAATATCAAACGCGCGTCATGTCTACATTATTCAAAGCGCGCTGTTGAAAGCATTTGGCATTCTGTCAAAATGTGAAGACCAAGAACAACAATACATTGATTCTCTACATGCTCTTGAACCTAAAACTTGCATCTCACAAACATCGGATACAATAATCAAGTTTATTCAGAATAGTATAGATGATATTATTGTTATTATGAAAAATGAAACATTCAAGAGAGAAGAAAAAATTAATAAACTAAATAAATTATTCAACAATTCAATTCCTATCAATCTGGGCGAACAAAGTACTCAAATAAGTTTGCCTTCTCTACACGGTGATCGAATTATACAAATTGGAACAACATTCCATTTTTATGGTGAACGCGACATAGTATATAGACATATTGTTACTCTGAATACATGTACAGACATTGTTGATGCTGATGTGAAAGCATGTTCTTCAGAACAAGAACTTCTATTGGAATGGTGCAAGGTTGTGCAAAGAACTAACCCTGATATTATGACAGGTTACAACATATTCGGGTTTGATATGTTATATATGTACACTCGCGCTCAAGAACTGGATATTAAAGACGAGTTTTTAAAGATTGGACGCTTTAATGGCAAAGTCTGTGAATTTCAGGTTAAAAAATTATCATCATCTGCGCTTGGAGACAACATTCTCAATTTTGTTGACATGGATGGTAGGGTACTAATTGACATGATGAAAGTTGTCCAAAGAGATCACAAACTGGATTCATACAAATTGGATAACGTTGCCTCTCATTTCCTAAAACAAAACAAAAATGATGTATCACCAAATGACATATTTCGACTTCAAAAAGGTGATGCTGATGACCGTAGTACTATTGCAAAATACTGCTTACAAGATTGTTCGTTGTGCAACTTTTTAATGATGCGACTTGAGATCATTGCTAATAATATGGGGATGAGTAATGTATGTTTTGTCCCCCTATCCTACATCTTCATGCGCGGCCAAGGAGTTAAAATCTTCAGTTTAGTTCTAAAACAATGCAAAGATGATGGCTTTGTTATCCCGGTTGTTCGACCGAATAATGAAATGAATGAAGAAGAAGACTCTTTTGAAGGAGCCATAGTCTTGGAACCAAATACTGGCATTTACTTGGACAAACCAGTGACCGTACTTGATTATGCATCACTTTATCCAGCATCAATGATCAGTGAGAATCTATCACATGATTGTATTGTTATCGATCAGAAGTATAACAACCTACCAGGTGTTGAATATCTAGACATATCATATGATATATATGAAGGCAAAGGTGATAAAAAGAAAATGTCAGGAAATACTACTTGTCGCTTTGTGCAATTACCAAATGGTGAAAAAGGAATTATTCCTCGAATCCTTATGAAACTTCTGAAAGCAAGAAAAACTACGAGAAAAAAACTGGAATGGCAAGTTATCAAAACATGTGATGGGAAGGAGATCAAGGGATTTCTAAATGAAGATGAAACATCTTATGATATCCAAGGTGTTATGGAACTTGATGGTCAAACGTTTAATATTCCAAAGGATCAAGTAGTCAGTGTTGGAGCATACTTCTCAGAGTTTCAAAAAGCTGTTCTTGATGGTCTTCAACTTGCATACAAAGTTACTGCAAATTCACTTTATGGACAAATTGGTGCTCGGACTAGTCCTATATATCTCAAAGAAATTGCAGCATGTACAACAGCAACAGGCAGAGCTATGATCCTAAAAGCTAAACAGTTCATTGAAGACAATTATGAAGGTGCCTATATTGTATATGGTGATAGTATTGCAAGTTATACGCCTGTTGTTTATAAATATGAAGATGTTATTAGAATTGATACTGTTGAATACATTGCTTATACATTTGGGACAACATGGCTTCCGTGTTTTGACCATGGTAAGCAAGACAAAGAGGCTTGTGAATTACCTGGTCTTCAAATATGGACAGATAATGGATGGGTTCAAGCAAACAGGCTTATCAGACACGAATTGGCATCACACAAAACAATGCTACGAGTAATAACGCAATCTGGCATTATTGATGTCACTGATGATCATTCTCTTATTCGTGCAAATGGAAACATTGTTAAACCAAATGAGCTTTCAGCTTCAGATGACCTGTTACAATACCCATTGCCTGCTTTTACCAGGGACTCTGCGATGTTTGATGTCAATGAAGCTCAAATATTAGGTTATTTCATGGGGGCTGGATATGTAAATGGAATGGAATGGTGTTTAAATACATCTGGATCTACTCTACCTGCGTATAAAGCATTATGTGAGACTGTTTATACAGAGATAACATTTAAAGAATTAAGCAATCAACTTGTTCCATTTTCCGAAGATATTCACTCATTTATCAGCTTTTACCACAGCTTCTGTTACAGCTGTGGCTCAAAGATTGTCCCTAATACTATTCTCAGTTCATCTGTTGAAATTCGACAGGCATTCTGGAATGGGTACAAAGATACCCTTATCAAACAAAATCTACTCCAAGTTGATTCCCAGATAACAGCGGCAACACTGTATATATTACTGACATCACTAGGTATGCATGTTTCGATGACTAGTGCATCCCAATCAATATATAAACTTTATATTGGTAAAGATGTAGTATCAAAACTTGGAATCATAAGCACTTATGCTGTACCATACAATGGTTATGTATATGATTTTACAACTTCAAATAATAAATTTTCAGCAGGAATAGGTTGCATTATTGCTCATAACACTGATAGTGTCTTTGTTCAATTTAATACAATTGACGAAAATGGACAACAACTCCACGGTCTTGAAGCTAGAGAGAAAGCTTGGCAACTTGCTGAACAAGCATCAAAACAATTCAAAAAGACATTAAAACAACCACATGATCTTGAGGTTGATAAAATCTTTCATCCGTTTATCTTACTGTCAAAAAAACGGTATGTTGGGAACAAGTATGAAGGAAATATGAACAAGTTTAAGCAAACATCAATGGGAATTGTACTGAAAAGGCGTGATAATGCTAATATTGTGAAAAAGGTTTATGGAGGTATAATTGACATCATTCTCAATAAACAAGATATTCAATGCTCAATGAAATTCTTAAATGAACAATTAGAAGACCTTATCAATGGTAAATCGCCTATAGAAGAATTAATTATTACAAAAAGCCTCAAAGCAAATTACAAGGATCCTACACGCATTGCACACAAGGTGCTTTGTGAGCGAATCGGAGAACGAGATCCTGGAAATAAACCTCAAGTCAATGACAGAATTCCATATGTGTATGTTGAGCAACCACCTCCACCACAGGGAATACCCAAATCAAAATACAAAATATTACAAGGCGATCGCATTGAACATCCTGACTTTATCAGGAAGAATGAACTTCGGCCAGATTATGCATTTTATATCACCAACCAAATCATGAAACCAGTGTTGCAAATATATGCAATTATTGCAGATCAACTCGGACTTCGCACTAAAGAAGAATATGGCGCAATATATGACACATTTGTCCAAGATTATGAAGGAAATTTAGAGAAAGCAAAAGACAAGCTTGATAGTACAAAGGAAAAAGATGTGAAGAAACTCCTATTTGATACCCATTTGGAAAAAATCGAGTATATGAAACAACCAACTACAGACATCACAATAATAACAAAAAAATCAAAAAAAAAACCAGTTCAAGTTACTGATAAAGAAGGTATACCATTACCAATTGATCACAATATTCGACTTGAAACAAAAGCAAAACGCAAACCCGTACAAAAAAAACTACTTAAAGAAGTCATTATTCCAGTTGTTCAAGACAGTGAGGGTAATTGTTTACCTGATGACATTGTGCCTACACTCAGAAAAATTGTCAGAAAAAAACGAATCAATACTGATTCTGAAATAAAGATAATTAAGCGCAAAGCAAATAATCAAGTCACAATACTTGAAGAAGAAAAATGACTTCACAATCTCGTCTAGTTAACTTTGGGAACACATGCTATTTGAATGCAACTCTACAAGCTTTATGCAGTTGTAATGTATTTAAGAAATATTTCAAGACCCGATTACATGATTTGCAACTTGATAAACAACCTCTGGCTTATGCATTAGCTAATCTTGTGCAAAATATAACAGAAAATACAAAAGAATCAATTATAAGGCCTAATGAGTTTGTCAAGCAACTTGAGAAGAAGATTGGTGATAGCTTTATTGTATTTCAGCAAAATGATGCTATGGAGTTCATAACATTACTATTTGATACTATTAATACAGAAACCGGCAGGCCTGCAATTGTAATTGAAAATGAAGATTTAAGTACAGGCATAGAAAAACTTGAAAACTTCATGAACATTGGTTGGAATAAATCTCATAAAATTGCATTATCAGCATTTACTCATTTAGTTTATGGACAAAATGTTGTTCAAATGAAGTGTTATCAATGTGAAAAAAATGAACATCACAGTGAAATATATTTGTGCATAGATATTCATCTTCCTGAGAATGCAGATACTAATACCATCCACAACCTTGTATTAGAGAATTACAACTGTGAAAATACTAAGCGTATTTGTGATTTTTGTAACTATAAATCATCTTCTATAATTGAATCAAATGGTAAAAGGTCACTTCGGATATGGAAGACCCCAAAAATATTACTTGTTCATCTGAAACGATTTCATGGACAAGGTGAAAAAATAAGTTCACCAGTCAGTCTTTCTTTAGAACTTGATCTTGGGTCAATATCTATTAACACACGACATGTATCTTTTAAACTTTGCTCTATAATATGTCATGCTGGATCATTAAACTATGGTCATTACTTTTCTATTATATATGCAGACGGTGATTGGCTTCTATATGATGACGATGTTATAGTAAGATCACTTTCAGAGGAACAAGTGAATAGTATGAGTTCTATGTTTTATGTCCTAGTTTATGAACGAAAATAAATAGACGAATTTAGGTTTTATTTGAAGTTTGACTCTTTTTCTGCTTGAGTGCATTAACCTTCTGACTAACAGCTTCTAAAAAGCTATCATCTTCATTTAATAGTTTATCAATGATATCTAAAAAGGCTTGCTGTTGATCTTTTACATTTGTAACTTGTTCTGACAGTTTTGCTTGACCATCTAGTAACCGTGTTTTCAAGTTATCTGACATGTTAATAATTGTTTTGATATTTACATCTGAATCATTATCTAATAAAGATAAGCCACGTGCAAACTCTGCAAAGTCTTTTTTTATCTTTTGGTCCATAGCTGCAAGCCTGTTTTTATTAACTTTGACTGATGATTCAAATATATTTAAAATATTTGCAATTAATACCATCACAAACATATTCAATTGGACATACTTGAATTCAAAAAATCTATATTTTCTATACAACACTTTCATTGTGTCTTGCACACTCTGTATTTTGTTTCTTACTTCAGGTTCGAGTGTTGTTAGTATATCTGGCGCTTTACTTGACTGCAACATTTCAGATACTTCAAGGTCAATAGCATGTAAAACATCATTACGTGATTCATCAATGTAACCATCATGTGATGATACATATTTGTTGAGAATCTTTAGTAATGCTACATGTCTCTCAGTCACAAACTGTTGTATGTTTTCGGGCATATTTGTTTTTTGCAAGATTTCATTAAGCATGACAGTATTGGTTCTTCCAAATACACTCGAATAAGCAGTTGAAATATTATTCAAGTGTTCTTTGTATTCTTGCATTGTGTTGGTTGCATTTGAAGTTATTTCGGTTTGTCCTTTAGGTGTATTTTTGGTATTTGTTGCACCCATTATGATGACCCATTATATATTATAGATGACAAAAATGAATCATATAAGCACTTAAGCATATGCAAACATGTTTTGCTAAGTGAAAATGGCAAAACTCATTGAGTTGCTATGTGAACTGGCTTGTTGTGATAATATCAAAGAATGCCCTGACATTATTAACTGCATAAGTGTTAATAACCAAAGTCTCAAAAATGGTTTAGATATCAAGAAGCTTGCTGCTTCTCAACGTATCAGATGCTTACTCGCTTGCAATTTTGTTACAAAAAAAATATTCAATATAGACGGAGTTCCAAAACAGTTTGTAACCAATTTCTGCTCTGATAGAATATTTCTCAAGTGTGAAAACTATCAAGACTTGTTTGCTTTATTGTTATCTTATTTAAAGGAAAATACATTTGTTCGATTTTTGATTAATCCTCAAACTGAAAGCGTATTTCGCGAATTGGGTATAAATTGCATTAAATATCTACAGAATCTTGAAGGAAAGCCCGATGATGTCAAAAAAGAGTTGATCGCTTGGTTGTGTCGTGGTTCTAATGATGTAGTGTTAAAATTGCCTACTAGTCTTCTACAAGCATATTCAGAGTTTTGCCATATGGAACCAACAATTTTTTCACAGACACAAATCATTAATCCAGTTAACAAGTTTTGTTACAAACTATCACCAATGTTGCAAGCATGCACGCATATGTCTCATTTTGATCATGTAGTATATCCTTTACTGTATGATTGTATGTATTTACGTCAAATGATGAGTCAAATTAATATTATTCTTGGCCCTGACACTAAAGACCTACATAGGAAAGTACTCTTACCAGCATTGTTGGATACATTTGGGACTCGTGTCAGTCTACATGTTGTTGGTCCAATATTTGAAGTTTCAAGTCAAATCGAAAATACATATGTTGTTAACATAAATGAATATGAAAGCATCGAACATCTTAATTGGGTGCCAAGACTAAAAAACAAATGCACAATTTATGTTGGTTGTAATGAGAAAGTTCTCTTTAATTTTAGTGATGGAAATAACATTTGTTTTGTTGATAGCTTGATTGATAAATGTGAGCTTGGAAACAAACAGATATACCTTGTCAATTCAATAGCGCAAACTGAAAAACACATAGCGTATGATTATCTTCCATTAATGGATGGCCTACCATTTATTGTTGTACGTGACCTACTGAAAATAATATTATCAGCTGCACCTCCAAATGAGAATCAACAACAAACAATATTAAACAATAAAAAATATGTTTACAAGTGCCTTACACATTCTTTGATTAAAACATGGCCATTGTCAAGTCAATATTTTAAACAAGATCCTTATATCCATAATAAGAAATATGCAGTTGTTTTAATTGATACTCGTGTAAATGGATTATCTATCTTGTCATTACTTGTAACGCTTGGTCAACTAAAGTTCCTTGAATGGAATATTCTAATCATAACTGCTACAGATAAGGTGCAGTTGTATCGAGATGTTGCACCTTTTGCAGATGTAAGGGCAAATGTTGTACTAGACAAAAAAGGATTTGATATAGAGGCCTATAATACATTTATGATGGATAAATCTTTGTGGGAAACTATGGAAATTTACGAAAGGATATTAATTATTCAAGATGACGGTTGTATAATTCGTCCTGGTTTAGAAACATCTGGTTTACTAGATTATGATTATGTAGGTGGGCCATGGATGCGTTGTAATGCAAATAAAGAATTGACAGATCTATGTCCTGCACTTGTTGGTAATGGTGGTCTTTGTATAAGAAATCCGCAAGCTTGTAAAAAGATATGTGAACAAAATACTGAAAAAATTCTATTTAATCATAGAGTGCAGCAGATTCAAGAGGATGTATTTTTCTCAATGATGTTTCAAAAACATGGACAAAAAGTTCCAACAGATGAAATTGCTAGCAAGTTTTCAAGTGAACAGGTTTTGAACAATCAGTCATTAGGTTTCCACAAAATCTGGATGTATTATCCAATGCAGGCATTACAAGAGTTTTTCAAAAATATTTTTTAAACAATAGCAAAAAACGGTACTACAATGATGCATGCTCCCAAGCTCATCATTATTTCACGTAATGCTCTGATTGCACGCAGTCCTTCACTCTGATAACGGAAATACCTTTTATTTGACATAATCATTGCAACAATAATTGAGAATATACCAATAACAACCATACATATAATATAGTCAACAAGATAGGATTTGATAAAGTGTGTATTAATGATAAATGTGTTGCTTGGGTTTTTAAAGATATACATGATGAGCACCAAGATTGTTAAAATAAATAATGTAAATGCAGTGCTAATTGCTAAGAACACACCAACATAAATAAGAATGCTGGGAGCTTTCCCACCTTTGGCATAAACTTCATTCATGTACATTTGAGCAAATAGCTTTTCTGCTAGAAACATTGCCGCTATGAGGAAAGCATAGTTCACAAGTTTAAGAACATAAAGTGCAATGAACTCATTATCAAATACAATGTCCATGGCCGAATAGTTATTATTAAACAGAGCAGACATTTTGTTTTGTGCTAAAGTGATGTACTTCATTGCAGCCTGATTATCTTCCGCAAGGGCTAGTTGGTCTTCTTCAAATTCAAGTTTACTTGTCTTTATTATACTAAGACTATTATTCATGTCTTTGATCAACTGTTCAACTATATTATTTGTCATGGCTCTTAGCTTGAAGAATATCTTGTCTAAATCCTTGAATGTATGGGTAACCAAAGCTTCTTCAGCATTAATTGTACTACCCCCACGCATCTTTTGCACAATGAATTTGGGAGTTAGCGATTGTATAAACGTATTACCTCCACTGCGTGCTGGTGTAGCAGTTGGCGTAGCAGGTGTTAATGCATCTTTTTTCTCTTTGTCTTGCAATTGCTCAGATAATATAGCTGCTTCATCTTTTTTCTGTTGTTCTTTTAATAATTCTTCTAAAGCATCAATTCCTTCTAAATTCTTGAAACGATTGATGTATTTTAATTTGCCTCGAATTTCCTTGATTATAAAATCAAATACTAACTGGTACACACTATTTACATCACGCTTATATTTGCTTAATATTCTTCTATATTGATTCATGATAGTCTTGTGTTCCCGAAATTTATCACGGGCAGCTTTTTCTTTTTTTTCAGCAGCTTCTTTTTTCGCTTTTTCTTCTTCAGCTTCTTTTTTCGCTTTTTCTTCATCTGCAGCTTTAATTCTAGCTTTTTCATCTTCTGAGGGTTGCTGTGAATCATCACCACCCGATTGCACTGCTTTTGGGGTATCAGACTCAGATCTTAAATGATCATTTAATGCCTGAATAGACTTTGAAAACTTGTTTTCATAAAGGTTCTCAAGTTTCATATATAGTGTGTATGCCTCAAGCCATACTTCATTTAAGATACGCTTATCAAAACTAGATTCAAAAGCTCGACTTTTATTCAATTGCTTTCCATCATTTGATTCCATATTAGCAAGTTGACTTTTAAGCTTGGAAATCTCACTTTTTAAAACATCAATTTCTACATCCTCGTCATCTGTTTCATTATTAATTATTGTTCTTTGTTTTTTTATTTCAGGTTTTGTATTGCTATTTGTTCCTATGTTGTTAATCGCTTTTGTATTGCTATTTGTTCCTATGTTGTTAATCGCTTTTGTATTTGTATTGATTTGTACTCTTGGACCTGAAAATTCTCCATCATATAATTTTATTTTTTCAAGAAGGGTAGGTTGATACAAATCTATTTTTTCTTTGGATTGATTTAATTGTGTAGCTATTGCTGTAAAAAGTTTATCAATACTTCCCCCACTCTGACAATCTATTGGTAAATTAAGATCAATATTGACTGGATGCACTGTTGAATCTGTTTGGTGAACAGTGTTTTGGGTCTCACCAAAAAGTGTCTTCAAATATAAAAACACTTTGTTGTTCTCGTCAATTATCGCATTTTGTTTATGAAATATCTGCCGAAATTCTTTTTTAAATATTTCACCTATCTGTGATTTATTTGAATAGACTTCCTGAAACATCTGAATTGTTGTCCACTTTGCTTTTTGAAAATCATTGAAGCTAGCAGATTCAAGTTCACTTTCTTCCCATCCACCTACTTGTGTGTGCTCTACTAGTTTAGCAATATCTATATGATAGATTTCAGGTATACATGCATCTAATAATAAGTTGTATATAGTCATTTGACCAAAGCATGGTGCTGGTGCTGCTTGTGCTGGTGCTGGCGATGCTGGTGCTGGTGCTTGTGCTGGTGCTGGTGCTGGTGCTGGTGCTGCTGGCGATGCTGGTGCTGGTGCTGGTGGCGATGCTGGTGCTGCTGCTGCTTGTGCTGCTGCTTGTGCTGCTGCTTGTGCTGCTGGTGCTGGCGATGCTGGTGCTGGTGCTGGTGCTGGTGCTGGTGCTGGTGCTGCTGGTGCTGGTGCTGGTGCTGCTGGTACTGCTGCTGCTGCTGATGCTAATAAATCTTTCCCAGAATACTTTTTGAAGAATGCAGTAATTAATTTTTTTGATTTTTTTAAGAGTGTATCTAATCCATTTATCTTTTCATTTATTACGCCAAAATTCAGTAAAAACTTATTGTTTGGAGTATCTTTATTAATTGACCCAAATTTTATAATAATTTGGTCAATTAATAAGTTTAAGTACCATATATGATAAGCAGTGTATAAAAACTTTAAACATACATTTGCTTCTCCAGAGGCCGTATATTTAATTAGGCTTTCCCATACATTAAATAAAAGATACAGAGTAAACGGTAAATTATGTATAAACTCTGCTCTTTTTAATACTAAAAGGTCATTAATTTGTGTTACAAAAATATTTGGGTTAGGAAGTTTTAATTTGCTAATGAAAGTGTTAATAATTGTAGCTCCTGCCTGAGGTGCAACATCCTTCATACTTGTGTACAATTGTTGACTGAGTTCCCATAACTTTGAGACATCATGCTCGTTTTCTTTTGTAAGTTCGTTTATAACTTCTTCTACTGTTGGTGTTGGTGGTTGTTTTGGTTGTGATGTTCCTGACATAATACTATTACTATTTTATAGAATTATAAAAATAGAATGTCTGCAATCATATATTGGTTCTAATCATCTGTTTATACTATAGAGTATGGCTGACGAATTGTGCTTAGAAGAAGCATCAGATTTTATCATCCAAGAGCAAAGTAGTGAAATAAATGATGACAAAGCGGTAAAAGAAAAAGAGGTAAAAGAACATGTTGCTTATAAAACCTGTAACAGCGTTCGTGACTTTTTGAAAAGGTTGTACAGTGCAAATGATGCCAAGTCTTATAGATTTGCTGTACAGTGTTTTGAGAATATAACATTTTCTGGTGTGATATTTTATACGTGTCTTACTATTATTATTTTATCTTGCATTGCCATATGGTTTATAGGAGGTGATATAGAGTTTGCAGGTAAAACTATTGTTTTATGTTTAGTCATCATTCTAGTGGTTAGGACAGTAAAAGGTGTGCAATATAAAGTTGAGCAGAAGATAACACAGCCATGTATGGCTGATCGTGTTTTCCCAGATTTTCCTTTTAACTTTTCAAACAAGTTATACTGTGTGATGTCTTTTATGTATGTCGCAATTGTCACAATTTTAACTTTCATATTTAATGCAATTCAGACGATTCTTGTCATATTATGCATCTATCTAATTTTTAGAAGTTTTTTATTTTACAGGGCAGCCGCCTTTGTGGATTTTTTTGATTTTGAGATACCGTATGCCAAATTGTGTTTTGAACCACGCTTGTTTCCAATATATTGTGTTGGATACTTCTTTTATTATAGACAGGTTGTCAAAAAAAGAAGCTTTAGAATTTTCAAAAGTATAATAGGATCTATTCTACTTGCACTTCCTGTAATATTGCATTCAGCAATTCTTTCAATACTCTTCATTGAATACATGGATCGAAAACTGTTTTTTCCGAGTTACTTTGTCGGTGCAAAAGTCCTGCCTGTTTTAAAGCATACATTGAATTTTCAAGAACTAGACTTGTACAATATTACCAATATGAAGATTTATGGCACTATTACCATTATCACTTTTATCACAGTAATATTGTATAGTGTCATATTTATCGATCCTACAAATGTTTCTCAAGAGTGCACAACTGATCAATATATTGACTCTGAAATAGATACATTTGAAGAAAAACCATATGAAAAGTTAAGTAGGTACTTCCAACTTGGTGTAGCATTAATGGGGGTTTGTATAATTGTTGCATTTTTTGTGCTTATCTTTGCAAAGCGTACTGGGTTCAGCACTTATTGATGGAAGTAGCTTTCAATAAAAAAAATTCACACTTTTATAATATCATTTGCGTCCAGCTAATTAATTCTGCCTAGAAGAGAAGTGATTGACAATCCACATAAAACTGTTGTAATATACATGATGATCCAACATCCACAAATAACCTTTACAATTTCTTGCTTTTTAACTTCATCAACCAAGTCCAAATTATCACATGTTGTGTGAATATCAATATCAGGTTCACAATCATCTTCATTTAGTATTATTCTTTGTTCCTCCTCCGTCAGCGTAATATACTTATCATCAGATTGAATAATATACTTTTTAGATACAAATGTGTAGAATCCAGCTAAAGGCAAAATTAATAAAGCATAAAATATGCTGAGCAATGACAAGTATTGATAGTCAAATACAAATTGTGTGAAGAGTTTTGCAATAATGTATATAACAATGAATAAAACCAGCAATGCAATTGAGCTTTTTATAACCGAATGTTTGAATGAAGTTGTTTTGCTACTACCATACTTGATACCAATCGAATAGGTACTGTATGAAGCAAATATAAGTATACCAACTTTCATAAAGTTCAGTGTAAGTGGCCAAATCATGAGTTATTTTATCTCTTTATTGATTAATTATTGCTCATATAAAGAATGTCTAAGAAAAAAGATGACTTTGATTTGGTCAATTACAAAATTGACGCACTTGAAAGAAGACTTGACTCTTTAGAGCGTTTGATAGTTTCAATGCAACCATCACGGTCAAGTGCATCTGAATCAGGATTAACCAGTGAAATCTTACATGTTTTACTTGACATGGTTAGAAATCCATCGCATGCGCAAACCCCACACACTGTAACACATCAGCCTATATCACACCAACAAGCAATTGCAACAAAGTCAATAGATATCGATCAGCAAAGTACTGAACAAACACAAAAAAATCCTACGGATCTCTTTAGTTTTCAAAGGCGCAGAACCTTTGTTTAGCGAGTTAAAAAGGCTTTGAAGAGCCAAATTAATAACAGAACAGACACTGGATACAGCACCCGTATACCAAGTTCCTGTTTGAATCCAAATTCATTTGAAATACTGACTTCTTGTAGCCAAAATTGAATGACTGAATGTAAACTTATTGCAAAGACAATGCTTGTTGAAAATACAATAATTTTTAAAATATCTTTTCTTTTAGTTACAATATTGTCAAAATATGATGAATATTGTGATTCTGGCAATTCTTGTTCAAGTATCTGTGGTTGACGAATAACTTGAGGAGCTCGTGATTGATAAACTTGCCTTGAATTTTGTTGAGATTCATTTACATTATCCGCAAAGTTTTGCTGAATCTGAGGTGAGTGTTGTATTCGTACTTTTTGAATAGGTTTTTCTTCGATATGTTGTTGTTGTACCTGTTGAGGTTGGTCAAATTGTTTTGAATTGTAAAACAGCTGAGGTTTTTGCGGAGGCTCTTTTGCTTTTTCTTGCACTGGTTGTGCAAAATGAATATCTTGAGCTAAAGAGGAAGTTATAGTTGTATATGCATCTGCTAAGTTGGTGCCGTCAAGCATGATTAAACAAATGTTTTCACTTACCAATTATCAATAAAATAAAATATCTTACAATAAAGCATAAAGCATCAACACAAAATGCGTGACCTGTTAATTATTTTTATTGTTCTTCTTGTTCTTCTTGTAATTATTAGTACCTTGGGTGGATCTGTTACACGTAAGGAAAAGTTTGAGCAGTCAAGTATTACAGCAAAACTCAGCAATGCCATGGCTGCTATGCAAATGCCGCAAATGCCTCAGATGCCTCAAATGGGACAATTTGAATACCCTTATAAAAGAAATACACAAGAAGAAGAATTGTTTGTCACTGATACAATCCCATCATACGATACAAGTGTCACATACAATACCGATTTAACAACCCCTACGGATGTTCATTACGATTCTCTTCCCACGGAAAAATCTGAAGAAATTGATCCAATGAACAGTATGGGTCCAACTGTAACTCTTCCAGAGTCGTTTGAACCATTTTCAGGATATGCAGCAATCTAAGCCTATGATTGGAACATATCATCAAAAAATAATTGAAATAATTGGGAATGTCATTTACGAACAAAATAGACAATTGCTTATTGAAATTGGCAATGAGTATAATATCCCTATTGAAGAGTTACATGAACAGTTCTTATGTAGTAGGCAACAGTTTTATGATATGCTCATTACATTTGTCAGAACAAGTACTACTTCTAAATAGATCATTTTTATATAGCTTCTAAGTCTCACTTTGCAAATATTTCTAAATATTTATCTCACTTCCATCATCATCTTCTTCATCACTTGAGTAATCCCATAAATTTTGTTCTTCAAGCAACATTTCAACTCTATTATCATCTTGTAGTTGAGTTTTATACAAAGCATCCTCTTCTTGTCTATTTATATCCATACGTTTGATCATGTATTCGAGGAAATTTGGATTATAATTTGGATTGAGCAGATATTGATCTCTTGGAACATTGCTCTTTGGTACATAGAACTTGACAGATAATAACATATTATGGTCAACACCTTTAAAGTCATAAAGATCACCTGCTGTTGTTTCAAAACGTAAAGTTATTTTTTTTAGTTTACCAATAGGATGGAAAGGTCTCTTTATAAAGTGTACAAAATCTAAACGAACATTTGTAATTTGATTCACACTACCTAGTTTAAAAAGACCAATGCCTGGGCAGTTTCTACTGTAACTAAAACTATTGTATAAATGATTCTCAATTTCAGGACATCGGAGCAATACATATCTTATTCCAGTCAAGTTTACAATACCAGGCGGGATTAATATTTTTGAAGGTAAACAGCTAACAATGTTTTCGTTATTGGGCCACCATGGAATCCTCGTATATTGAGATTCTTTGCCTTTTTGTGTAGTATATGTAGAAAACCCAATTTCACTTTTACAGGTTGATCTAGTTAAATCAATAAACAATCTTGAATATACATTGTTCAAAGTAAATTTGAATTTAGTTTGTTTATCAAATGTGCCGTCAATGGAAGTTTTGGTGACAAATGGAACATCTTGAGACAAAATACCATATGGATCTGACACCTTGACGTCTGTATCAATCATATAGCTCATAGCTACAGTAAACATAGCATTGATTGTTTGAGCAAATGTACTGATATCGTAATTTCCTTCTTCAAACATATAATATATTGATGATAACTGGAATAAAACACTGAGATTAGCAATATTGCCATTCATTCCATACACAGGATTTGGAGTAATACGAACAATGTCATAATAATCGTCAGTAGATATATTATTAATGTTTAAAGTTTCAATAATTAATCGATCAGTACCCTCTTCAAATTGAGCAATATACTCTCCACTCTCAAGTGCATTCTGTAGGAGAATATAATAGAAATCTGTTTTGTCCAAGCCAACATTGAGTGAAGAAATCATAAAAGTATTTGCTGGAATTGGTGAATTGGTTGTAAATCTCAAATACATACTGAAAGGAACATAAGTAATAGTATTTTCACACACATAAAAACCTGTATCTTCACTTAAATATGAAATTGGGGAATTGAACAGATCCTTTCTTACCACAACCATGTGGTTTATTTTTGTATTTTCTTGGGTCAAGTTGACAAATGTCTTACTGAAGCTGCAAAAACGGGCAAAATATATGCTGAGTTGCTCATCAGTTGTATGAAATCCCAAGTACACCATTGTATATTTGAATAGTCTATTCCAAACATCTAATGTGTACATAGTTGATGGAACCATGGCATCCATGACTTCAATCCCATAAACATTACTGAATGGTTCGCTAAAATATATTTCATATTCAGAACTTGTTGGAAAAACATCTTTGTTTCTTGATTTGCTGTCTACAAAGAACAGATATGCATCTTTCTCACTATTATTGAGAAGAAAGTCAATATCTTCGACAGGCATAGAATTATAATTTGAATAAAATTACTAAGAGCGTTCTTAAATATAAATATTTGTATATAAGACTTTTGACTTAATAATATTAACGGCACAATAACAATGGAAAATGTTGCTGAAGATCTAATCCTTCATGCTAATCGTATTGAATTAGATGAGCACTCTACATGTGCTACTCAACCAGATAAGGTTGAGGTACAGCTCAAACAACATCAACTAACTCTACTACAGCATTGCATCAATATTGAAAACCAAGCAATTTCAATCACCGGTCGAAATAATAAAAAAGGTCAAATCCGCACAAGAATTGGTATAATTGGTGATAAAGTTGGCTCTGGAAAATCATATGTGATGCTAGGACTTATTGCTTCAGAGTCTTTGAACACTTTCACATCACATCCGATGTCATCAAGTTTTGCGTTTGATAATATTCAAATTGAATATGAAGATGTTTCTAGATATAACAACACAAGTGTCATAGTTATTCCGCACAATTTAATAAAGCAGTGGACAGGATATATATCTTCTATTATACCTAGTATTAAATGTTGCTTTATTACAACAACTAAACAAGTTGTTGCTTTACATGATAAACAAATTGAAGACTATGGCATTATCCTAGTTAGCAGCACATTTTATAATAGTTTTGTTCAAATCTGCAAGGAGAAGAACAGTTTTTTCAAACGTGTATTTTATGATGAAGTGGACAGTATACCGATTCGTTCATGTGAACGTATAGGAGCCCGGTTCACATGGTTTGTTACAGCTTCATTTAAAAATTTAATGTATCCTCGCGGACATGGTATGTGGGATCAAACTCAACATCGTTTTGTTCATGTAGCAGAAGGAATCAAGAGCACAGGGTACATACGGACTATGTTTACACATGTTATCCCTACACTCACGTCTTTAATTGTGGCCAAGAACTCTGATCGTTTTGTTGATGCTGCGATGCAACTACCACCAATTCAAAATTATGTAACAATGTGTCGAACACCTAGAACAATTACTATTCTAGATGGTATAGTCGATAGAAATATTATGTCAGCGTTAAATGCAAATGACATTGAAGGTGCTATTCAATATATTAATCCTGCAAATCGTTCATCAGAAGATCACATTATTTCAATTTTGTTAGACAAATATAATCGTACTTTACAAAATGCTAAAGTTATGTTAAGACTAGTAAATGATGAGTTAGAATATGATACAGAAGCTTTGCGAACATCTGAGATTATCAAAGTTCAAAAGAGCATTGATGAATACCAACACAAGATTAGTAATATTATAGAACGTATAAAAGGAACAGATTCTTGTTGTATATGCTATGACAACATCACAAATAAGAGTGTTGTTGATTGCTGCCAAAACGCATTTTGTTTCAAATGTTTAACAACTTGGTTGGACACAAGACAATCATGTCCTAGTTGCAGAAATAAAATTGGAACTCAAAATGTCTATGTTGTCAGCAAACAACTCGAAACAACTCAACAAGATGAATTAGTTGAATCAAACTCAACTCAGCCATCTGTTATTGGCTCCCATAATGACAAGTATGAAAATCTAGAGGTGCTACTCCGCACCCGCCCCACTTCTAAATTTCTAATTTTCTCATGTTATGATAGCACTTTTGAAAAGACTGAAACTTTGCTACAATCATTGAATATAAGATATTCAATGTTGAAAGGATCTCATGATGTGATTGCAGCTGTTGTTGATCGCTACAAAAATGGAAGTCTGAATGTGCTATTGGTAAACCCAAAGAATTATGGCAGTGGTCTCAATCTTGAAAATACAACAGATATTGTAGTTTTACATAAATTTGACAGTGAAATTGAGCAACAAGTTATAGGCCGAGCACAGAGAATGGGTCGAACATGTTCATTAAATGCTTGGTATTTTCTTTATCAAAATGAAATGCCTGCTGCAACAGCAATATAAATAGTTGCGTCCCCTACAGCTACGCATCGCATGATGGAAAGTATTTATCGGTAAGTTCTCCATAATAAATTCATTTCTAATGTTGTAATCTAATAAATATCTTAGAGTATTTTGTAAGTATACAATAATCCTAACGTCTATAAATTATGAGCAATTTGTCTATTATTGTTGCTAAAACAAATAGTTTCATATTTCCTGAAACATTAAGTAATGATGTGGTTCTATTCTCTCGTTCATTAAATCAAAACATTCATTTAGGTCATGCCAGTACTCCAGGAGCAATGTTATCTCTTTATCAATCAAGGGTTGCAATACGATCCCTTGATGTTGCAAACAATCTTAATGTCGCAGCAGATGCGACAATTGATGGTTTAACTACAACAATGTATTTACTTGTAAAAGGACCTGCACAGTTTTCTGGAAATATTATACCAAGTTCCACTGGGGTCTATAATCTTGGAAACAATGACAATAAATTTAAAGAAATTTTTCTTTCAGGATCTAATCATGTTTTTGGTGGGGTTACTCTTATTACAGGTGATGGTTATATGCGTTATACATCTACTGCATTTCCACAAAATTGTGCAATGATTGAGTGTAGGCAAATAAATATTAGCCAATCTGATACTGTTGACAACCCATCATACACATGGAGCAATGCTCAACATACAGGATTATATTTACACGACAACAATTCAATTGGTATGACTGTAAATGGATCCAATTGTGTTATTGTGTCAGATGGCGCAGTCACTATAAATGGTAATATTCATTCTACAGGAACTATGACATCATCATCTGATGCTCGATTCAAGAATGATATTCAGCAGTTGACAAATTCATTAGACAAAATTGCGAATTTGAGAGGTGTATCTTTTGAAAGACAAGGTGTTCTTGGTCGTTGCATAGGTGTCATTGCACAAGAAGTTGAGACAATATTACCCGAGGTTGTATCAACAGATAATTCTGGAACAAAATCTGTTGCGTATGGAAATATTGTTGCACTCTTGATTGAAGGAATCAAAGAGCTAAAGCAGCAAAACATTGTTTTGACAAACAGATTGAACTCTTTGTTCAATGCTTGAATTTCCAACTCTTTCCATATAAAATTCAAGTGATGTATATATTCTTTTATATGGAATTGGTAAAAAGAAATGGCTACGCCACAAATTATAAAAGGCCAGGGACTTATATTCGGATTGAACTACAGCAAGGATTCAAGTTGTACATTAAATGGCTGTATAAATGATGCTCATATGGTTTCGAGATATGTACAATCTTTAGGACTTCCAGTGAGTGTCTATACAGATGATCTTGATTTTTCATCATGTACAGGTATTGGTATGTTGCAAAAATTATATGAACTTGCAGTACAATCATATAGCGATAATCTGGACTTTGTCTGGATCCATTATAGTGGACATGGCAGTTCTGTAAAAGATGCCTCGGGTGATGAATTAGATGGTCTTGATGAGTGTTTAGTTCCTGTAGACTACAAAACAAATGGCTTAGTTTCAGATGATATACTTAAGAGTGTATTTAAATGTTTTAATCCAAAGACACGGGTTCTTGCAGTGTTTGATTGTTGCCATTCAGGAACTATAGGTGATATCAAATACAGCTGGGAAGGGCCAACCAAAGTACTTGTTGAAAATATTTTGTGTTCAACAAAGGCAAAAGTTATTACTCTCTCTGGTTGTCTTGACAATCAAACATCTGCAGATGCTTTCAATGTAAACAAAGACAATAAATACACTGGAGCATTGACATCTTGTCTTTTGACAATATTATCTGAAAACAAAGCATACAAGACCAACGTATTTCAAATGTTAATATCTTTAAGAGAAAAATTAAAACAAAAAGGTTTTTCGCAGGTCCCTAAAATTTGTAGCACTCATAATCTTGCAAAAGATCAAATATTTTTACCACTTTAAAAACTGCTTGGTTGGACACAATGGGTTATTTCGAAGTAAAGTACTCGACAAAAATCAAGATAAAACAAAGATAGGCTTGATCACGTCAAAACGATTTTATCAAGGACTGGGTTGATATACCTTTCTCTTAATTGGTCATAAACAACTTTATCTGTTTCTTCAACAGTTTGTTTTTCCTCAAATAAGTTGCCGCGTTGCTTTAGCATCATGTCTAGAAATTCTAATGGAAAATGATCACTTGTTACTTTATCGAATAAAATTGGAAACTTTTTTTTGAATTCAGGGTAAATGTGTTCATAATATGTAGCCTTGTTAGGAATATTTGAATTCCTAATACACATAATAATAGATTTGATTTCTTTGTTAGTCCACTCAGTAGTTTCCATTTATCTGATTATACTTTTTATAAAATATTTATTTTTTCAACGGAACTTCAAAATTTTAGCAACTCCTAATCTTTTTCCAATAGAAAACTATCTATGTATAGCATAAAGCATATAAATGGACTCTCAGTATCAACCATACTCTTCTTATCGCGGATTATGTGATCAAGGAATACCTTCACCTTCATTAAATGGAGGTCTTTATGTTGGAAAGCCTTTTGATAAGAATGCACCTTGGGCCAATATTCCGGTAACTCCTGATACTGGTTATATGATGTATTATAATCTACAAAGTGCAAATCCTCCACCAGAAGCTGCTACCCATTATCCAGGAACTATTCGTCCTGGAAATAATGAACCAATATACAAGGATGTGCAGAAAAAAACAAATAATTATAATCTTGCATGTTCAGTTCCCTTAAACGACTTTGTACCAAGGCATAAAAACTGCAACTGTACAAAATGTAAGCTTTCAAAGTATGCCTATCTTTAAAGCTATTCATAAAATATCAGATGGTATCTTGACCAAGCTCAAATACTGATGAAGTACATTAATGTTCATACCTACATTGTATTTATGACACCATCGAATTGCAAACTCAATTTGCCTATGTAAACTGTCTTTATGACATTTGGTTGAATAAATGTCTACTTTATCGCTTTCTTCAATCATTGTAATCGCTTTAACAATGCTATGGATTTGCTTAGAAATAAAGTATTTGTTCATATTCACAATTGCTGGAAGCAAATCTGACAATCTTGTTACAGATGAAGGCATAGAAGCACTATTTAATGGTAGTTTTTTTTGGATATGGTTTTGTAACATAGACATGATATCATTATTACATCCCAAGAATTGTTGACATACAATGTATTTTTCTGAGTTTGCCGGTCTGCTAGTATGTGGTTTGGTTATGTATACATGTTGATAACTTGTGCAGAGAATATGTATTATGGACATTGTGTCTACATTGCATATATCAAACACTTTGATGATTGCTGTCCCACCAATTTTTTGAATCATCAAAGTTGCATACACTTCGCATGTAATCAAATGTGATGACACTTCTTCTTGTATATTATAATCTCGACTAAAGTCAAATCCACCATCACATGTAACTAGGTCACATGCATTTTCTCCTATAGTATCTTTTAAAAATATAATATTATCAATCTTGTATAAACTGCCGGTTTTATCTTCACCAGATAAAAGTTTGATATTATGTTCTTGTAGGAATGGTTGTGTAAGTTTCCAACTTGGAACACTACGATTTGTAGATAATAAAGTCATTCCATAAATGTTATCTGGTGTGGACAAGATAGCATATTTTTTTCTAAGATTTACAAATGATTCAATAAATCCACCAGGACCTTCAGCAAGAAATGCACATGTTAGAGGTTTTGTTGATTGTACAAAGGAAATGTCAATGTCATGAAAAATTTCCCAAAGTTTGTAGTATGATCTGCTGATACTGTGAAAATGTGTCAAGTATGGTAAATTACCAAAGCTACTGGAAACAAGTTCAAAATCATTTGCTAGTTTTTTATATTTGTCCCAAGTTCTTGTCGAATGGTATTCATTGATAAGATCTTTATATTTTAGTAATACATCATGTAGTTTTTCATTGACATGCTGCAAGTTGTCGTTAGTTTCATCATTTGCATTTTGTTCTAAACATGGAAAAAGAAAAATTTGTTTAGATTCCATTGTTGAACACTACACACTGTTAATGATATACGATTTGTACCTTAAGCTCTTTACACTCTTTTTCAAATAGTGTTCTGAACACGGCGATAAACAACTCTTATATATTGATTATTCTTACTGTTTTTTAGATTTAGATTTAAATTTAATTTTTATATCATCAACAGGTTCTTTTGTAAAAACAAACCATCTATTGAGGAAGCTAAATGTTTTATTTACATCTGGCATTGTCAACAATTCGCTTAACAGTTTAATTTCGTTACTGTCAGGATTTTCTTGGATAAATGTTTCAAGATCTTTGTACAGGTCAGAAAACATCCCTGAAGACTTTTTAAATCCATATTTCACGCATTCATCATCATTTAATTGTCTGATACCATGTTTTTGCAGTTGTGATATAAGCAAGTTAAAGTCGACCAAATATTCGACCATCCATTGGTTGATTGTTTCAACATATACATTGATAGCTTGACCTGTAGTCATTGGTGTATATTTTTCATATTTTTTTTGTATTCCCCAAGATTGTACACCTTTGATTTGACCAACAATTTCTTCATCTTTAGTTTTCCCAGTAAAAAGCTTTTCAATAGTTTCACCATCAAAACATGTTCCTATGAAAAGTCCACCTGGTTTCAAGTGATTTTTGACATTCACACAAAATGCATGAAGTGTGTCATCATTTTTGAAAAAGTAATGTGTTGCAAACTGACAACTAATTATGTCAAATTTATTTTCTGCAATTCTGTAATAATTGTCTAAAACTGGATTTTGTATTTTTTCAAAGCCCCAAAAATGTCTAGCAAGTAATTTATGTTCGACATTTTCAATCTTATTGATTGAATCTTCATCAATAATTGTACTCACATTAAATGGAAGAAACACATACTTTAATGAATTTTTACTCTTTTCTTTTAATAAACGTGAATATACTCCATCATATGGATTAGTAATATTATCTTCGAACAAATCCAATCCAAGCACAGTTGTATAACCACCTTTTATCCATTTACTTAAATCACCGCCTTTTCCACATCCCAAATCCATCAATGTTGTTTTGCCTTGTATTGGTTTTAGAAGTTGCTTTGATTTGATCCATATGTTATGAAATTTGTTCATGACACTGTTTACACTGTTTTTGACAGTCTTTTCACGGTTGTAATATACACTTTGAATTTGTTGAGGAATTAAATCAGAATTTGTAATAGCACCTCCAATAAGAATATCTTCAGTAACTGGATAAATAATTGTATTCCATACAGCAGTTGCAACAGAAGAATCATTCGCTGTTCCACCAATTGCATTGGCATGTCCATATGTTAAAGAGTGTTTATATAGCTCAGTCTTATCAATTCGGACACGTAAGGGTAACCATTTTTTGTCAGCTGATGACCATGACATTTCCACAATAGACTCATCAGTTATGATATCATTATTAAGACAGCGGAGCTCTTTGGTTTCATGATTGCAAGGTACTTTGCATATATTGCCATCTGGATAATCTGATCCAGGGTTGAATTGAACTGGTACATAGCCTGATTTTTGCGGTTTGCCATTTGATGTCAAGTACTCCCATGGTGAAGATGGTAAGATTGTCTTACCTACGTATATATCCAATACTTTATAAATGCCTGAATGATCATTTTCAATTACATCATCGCCAAGTAAAGTTTTTTTGATAATGATCAAAAAGTCAATTGTATTATCTCTAGGAGGTTTCCACTTTAAAGTACGTGCCCATGTGCCTTGTAAGTTGGGTGGGTCATTTTCTTTATTAGCTCCAACAGGTAGAGTACGATGTGTAAATATTAAACCGTCTGTATTAAACGGCAGCATATTTGTTTTTTGAGCATCTAAAAGCTTGGAACATTTTATGGAAAATTCATTAATAGAATTTGGAATTTCAAACGTTTTTGTATCAATTTCAATACGAGGATCTTGTTCTTGACAGAATTGTTTAAAACTTTCTGCATGTTTCATACGAGTTTCTTGTGTTTTGTCATCAGCAATAAGATTCAAATGAGCCACAAGTATTTTATTTTTATAATAACTATCAAATATGTGCACCGCCTTTTTATTTGAAATCGATATAACTTCAGAATCGAATAGAGAATTTGCAAAAGTAGGAACCACAATCTTGGTTGACTTGACTGTCATTCTATTATTGATTAAGAAAACCTTACCCTTATCATCAACATATAACAGTGTCCTTTCACCATCTGCTTTATGTGTGATTGTGTAGTCATGTAACACTGATTCAGAATTTGTAGCAAGCATATGTCTCAGTTCAAAAGAAACAGGTTGAGGTCCCGCAAAAAACTTCTTTGGGCTTTTTTGCAATTTGATTAAATCAAAAGGTTCCTTTGATGTCAGTGAGTGATATTTCTTGATGGTCTCTAGTTTATGAGATTTTGGCATCAAATACTCTTCATCATCGAGGACTTTAGATACTTCTGACACAATCTGTAAAAATTCATTGGAAACACCAGAAGCATCACTAACAGGTAATTCGCCAATATATTCAATTTCTACTTCGTAACGCGGGACCATATTAGTCATTTTTGACATATGAAGACGTTTAACACTATTTTTGGGCATTTTTACTGCTGTGCAATCAATTCTAAAGTTTTTATGATCTTTTGGAACAAACGAAGTCCTAGACTTGAGTCGATATGTCTTTGGCAAAGATTGAATACTGTTCAAAATGTTTAAAATATAATCATGACCCATGATCTGTATTTCATGATTACATCTTATCACAATGTCGTGTTCTGTTATTTCAACTGCTCTTAACACATTTTTATCTTTTTGTATAGCAATAGCAGATGCAACTTTATTGTTTTTACAGTAAGCAGAAATGTCTGCAATTCCAGATAATGTTAAACGCACATTTCTGCTTTGAGATGTAGATATGTCCAGTGTTTGACTTAATGGTGATCGTAAACATGTATTGTCTAAATAGTTCAGTAGCCGCTGAAACTGATAGAAAGATATAGATTTTGATATAATCGCTTCAATCTCAGTAGACATATCACTAGGTTCATTTGTTACTTCAAAAAACTTACAAATTGATTGAAACTGCGATTTTGTAAGGTAGAGCCCCATTTACATTAATGTATGTATGGATTATTTTTAGGTTCTTTCAATCTTTTTCCACTTTTGTTCAGCTCTATCAATCAAATCACTTTTCTTGCAGCTCTTTGTGTCTATGCCAAGTAGGCAACATATATGTCTGAGTTGATCAACCTTTAAGTTCTTAATATTTGTGATATTTATATTATTTTCTTTTAATACGTTCATCATATCAATTGTTATGCTTTGGTCTGTTTGGAACATTAATTGATTTTTGTTCATATCTATAACTATGACAGTATCAGTTTGCATTAGCTCGGTTGGAATTATATCTATCCTTGAAAATTGAAAAATGTCAGTATGGTGTTTGATCAGCACAATTCCTTGCTTGATAATATTTGCAAGATATGTATATTCATTGACAGTAAATGATTTGTTTGTTTCCGTGTTTCTTATGTTTATTATCATCGATTCTAGCTGAATTGATTTTTTTCTATTAAATCCAAGTTTTCTAAACCATTGATTTTCATTAGTCAAATTCTCTTCTAGATCTTTTTGAAATTGTATTAGAGCTGCTTGTTGTTCATTATATCCAAGAAGTGACACTCGTGAATCAATATGTTTTAAAATTTCAAGCAACACCGAATTGACTTCAAGATATAAATTACCCTTGCTTTGCTTTTTACTTTGAAGTCCCTTTAGTTTACCAGAACCTTGATACATGTCAAGTAAATTTGGTAAAAGTTTAAAAACAGATGTTGGGTGTTTACTATCAGACTGTATACATGTCTGAATAAAAGACGAGTTCTGATAGATAGTATTCTTGTCTACCTTGTCAACAAAATCATACTCAAGAAGTGGTATTGTAGTTGCCATTGTCTTTATTTGAATCATAGTGTTGGGATAGGTTTAAGTATGCTTCTAGTCTTTTCAAATTTATACAGATCAGGCTCCAAACATGACATTAAGTCCATATCATATTTCTTGTCAGCAATCACTTTTCTTGCAAACTTTTTTTTTGCATTTGAAAATTTCATATTGCATGTTTTTTTCTTGGTTACTTTGATTGTATTAGATTCTAAAATGTCAATAATATTATCCAATTTTTCCTTCTGCTTACATTCTCTAAGAGAAGTCAACCATTCAGTATCATGGTTTTCTTTATAAGCGTTTTTGTGTATGATAATGTTTAATGGTTGTGATCTTTGCATGAGCTCTTGATTTTGTACTGGAGTTCCTTTTGTGATTATGAGATCTATCTTGTTATTAATTTTGCACTCATTGATACGTTGATCATATTCATCTAGTTTTATCTTGTTTTCTAAACAAAATGTAACAAAATCGTCAATCTTACTGACAACATCATTGTGTATTGAACGAAAATTGATAAATATGCCATTACAGTTTTGAGTAAATGCTATATCCTCATGATGATCAGATATAAGCTTAAAGATTTCTTGATGTTCTGTTTGACTCAGCTGATTGATTTTGTCTATAATTATTTTTCTTTCTCTGTTTGTGTATTTCCGCATTTTGAAACGCTGCTGCTGTTTTTACAGAATATATTCTATATATAGAACAAATCCTTATATTGCTTCAGATAGATTGTGTCCAGCCGTCTAAAAAATCCTTTTTCTTTTGTTCCATGAAACTCGAAACTTTGATCTTCTATGGCCTATGGGTGTATATAAACCATACAATTAATCATCATTAGCTTCTGATTCAGAAGCTGGATAATCATCAGCATCATCATCATCAGCATCGTCATAGTCATCATCATCATTCAGTTCTTCTTCGCTATCTGAATCCACAATTGATTTTTCTTTATCATCACTTTCATTATCACTTTCATGATGAGAAGTTTGTGATTCTTCTTCTTCAGATAAATCACCAGAGTCAATAATATCAGGATCAGCATTGTCAGCATCATCATTCAATTCATTATCATCAGCATCAAGTATATTTTTATCTGAATTAGTCTGAATAATTCGAGCAATTGCAGCAATCTTTTTATCTCCTAACTCGAATTTCTTTCCAATAATTTCGACAAAGATTTCATCACCAATCACAAAATCTTCATTTACTAATGAAGCATCCGAACTAGCTTTTGCAATAATGATTTCCAAAATAGGCATAAACCCATGCATGTGAATGCCTGTATGAGCTAGATAACCAAACTTGTTACTATTGACAATTTTTGTCTGTACAATACTTCCAATGCTTGGATTACATACGTCAGCAAAGTATTGAACCTTAAATTCTACGTCTCCGTTAAGAGAAACAGCCATTACATTTCCAAGTGAGTGTTTATGAATCACAATGGATCTGGGCTTAATATAACCATGATACGAGCATACACCTTCAAACTTCTTAATCAATAAGTTCTGAATGTGTGTTTTAACACTTTGTGATAAGAATTGTGGTTTGATTTTGATCTTATCTGTTAGAAGCGTCTTAACAAAGATATCATTATTCTCCATCTGATTTGTCTATTTATCAATAGTCTATAATTAGTTTATATCTTATTCGAAATATTATGTGCATTCATCACTTTTTCTTTGGTTTCTTATCATCAGACGCTTTAAGTACCTTTTTTTTTCTCACAATTTTAAGTGTAGAAATTGGTCTTAAAAAGCTATCTGGGCTAGCACGCAAAGTGATTTCATAAAGCATACATAATTGCTTTTTTTTATATGCTTGTTCATCTAGAATATTCTGGTGCCATGCAGAAATTTTTTTCTTCAAGTCATCAACTCTAACTGTTGATGTTTTTTCACATACACACCCATTACTGTTATCCTTATCACCTATTATTTTAAATAGTACTTCATCTTTTACCACTTGTAAAAAGCCATTTTGTTCATCAAATACCTTTGATAAAATGGAGTCAGGTAACTTTTTGAATTCAATTTGTTCTATTGCAGCAGCATTTGATACATTATAATTTTCATTTATCTTGCTAAGCACATGAATCTTATCATTGTATGCAGTTCTTATAAAGAAGCGGTCACTTGTGTTTTTAACTGGCACTAGGTAACCACCATCCACAAGACTTTTCCTGACCTGCGTAATGAAGTCTTTTATTGAACTATTTATCTTGACATCAGGGCCAACTATAACCCTGCAAACATTTAATATATCAGCTTCTGATAATCTATCAATTATAAAATCAATAACATACTGAGAAAAGTCATCCATGTATTGATTGTTATTTAGTTCTTTCAAAAATGCGTGATAATCATCATTTATCTTTTGCAAAATATCATACTTTGTATTTGCTACATTGGTACTTTTATCAGCTTTTGGTACGGATTTGTGTTTGCTTGTGATTTCATTCAATGTGTCCGCCTCAAGTTTGATTCGCTTTGATGTTAAAGTTTTATACTCATTTCTATTTATTGTTGTTACATATGAAAATGGATTGTCAACCGGTAAAAACATGTACCTATCTCCTATATAACCTAATATCCCAGTCAATCCATTTTGATTCTTTAATTGGGTCTTTTGTTCTAATAATTCAGTCAGAGCATACTTAAGGATATCAATATCAAATCGACTAACCAATTTACGCAGTGTTTCAAGAATTTGATCAAAACTATAAGATGTAACATAGTCTTTGAAGAGTAATCTTATGTATTCTACGTAAAGTCCAATATCATCAATATAATGCTCGATCCTAAACGTACTAGTATTTACACCCAGGTCTGTTTGTTTTAATTTACTTGCACAATGAATTTGTTTAAAACGTAAAGATGTGTTAGTATCTCCAATAGAAAAGTTGTTGATGGTCAAACCCTGTGATGTTTGAAGGTCAATTGTAACATTTAATGTTTCTTGATCAAAAAAAGATACTGATCGATTCAGTATACAATCTATAGCATTTTCCTTCAAAATCTTCTCTACCTCCCATATTGTTGTTTGTTTATTTTCAGCTATTCTATATATTCGCAGATCTATACATTCTTGATTCGTTTTCTTTTGTGGCGTTGCAGCATGATGGTATATAGTTACGTTTCTTTCCTCTTTTGGTAGTTTTATATGTGAACATGTGCGTACCGCGCGCCCTATAATCTGTTCAACTTTGTTTAAATGATACCATGGTTCAAACATATGAACTTCGCGCACACATTTAAAATCAATACCTTCAGCACTAACACTTGTCCCAAGAATAACTTTAACAACTTCACCATTTTTGTTTGCAGCAGATGTTATCATTTCAATGTCTTTCGACATATCAGCACATATTGACAAATCTCTAACTAGAAAACTGTATGTAGCATTCTGCTGATTATTGATTTTCAAAGGAGCTACTTTCACATCAGCCATTATATTCTCTGAACCATACTTTTGAAATCCGACATGTTCTAATGCAATTGCTAATGGTAACAAAGCACCATAAATAAAATAAGAGTAAACAAAAACAATTCCCTTTGAATTGAGAATATAGTCTACAATTGTTTTTATTTTTGCACTGTAATTTCCAACTTTGTCCAAGTTCAGAAACTGTCCACTTGTTTGAAGAACAGAAGCAGAATACTTTAATCTTAAATTTTTTGCAGGTATTTTTTCAAAACATGATTCAAATCCACTTTTGCCATATTTTGATTTTTCACTAGGATAAACAATATTTGATAGTTGAATTGGTTTAGATATATGATGCCCCTTTTTTCCAGATGTTGGCTTATTTGTTGGTTCATCATCTGCATCAAGTGGGTCATCATCTATACCAGTGTCAGCATTATCTGGATTAATTGTTTCAAAATCACCCATTGCTGTTAAAACAACAGAACTTTGTTCTGCACCCATAACACTTTGAATTATTTCGATTGTTTTAATGCGTTTCTCGTTCGGAATTTCAATTCCGTAGATATCTATACTTGGCATGTTTTTGAATGGTATTAATGATTTATCTCTATTTATAGACGGATATAACCGAATAGGGAAGGTAAATGGATTCTCACCACGCATGAAAGACACAAGACCTTCTGTTGCTTGTAATAATTTATCTTTTCCATCTTCTAGAAGCACGTCATTTGTAAATATTTTTTTTTCTTCTAGTAGTGGACGTTTCTCATTTGCCAACAGTAAGTTTAATATCCAGATTATTTCAGTCGCACTGTTAAACATTGGAGTTGCTGTAGACAACACGAGTTTGACATTTTCACTAACTTGAAGAACCTTTTTTAAAAATGGGGGAACCACCTTTTGGGACTTATCTCCATCACCCTCAGAGCGAGTGTTATGAACTTCATCTACAATTATTACTCTATTTGAAAATCTATCTCTAATCTGTTGTGTAAGCTTAGTCTCACGCGTTGTTTCATCTTTATAAAGTCGATTTATGTCTAATTCTGCTTTGCTGATGATATTTGCAAACTCAAGAAAACCCAAAAATTCATAATTATCATTTATGAGTTTATTTACACGTTTATCTAGTATATCTTTACCTAAGGATTCACGATCAGATATTTGATTCAAATAACGAGCGGCTACACATTGACCTGTACCATATGTATCTCCATTCATGACCTTGTTGATATCAAATAGTTGTTTTTTGAAACCATCTTTTAACAAAGTAGGTAAAATAACAAGAACTTTTTTTGCATATGTTTGTCTAAAGTTTTCTGCAATAGATATAGCTGTACATGTTTTACCAACTCCAACTCCATGAAATAACAAAACGCTATTATATGGGGTTTGTGGGGCTATAAAGTTTTTTAAGAAAATCTGATTTTGTGTCAACATAAAATTCCTGTTTGTGTCACACATATTGTTTACAGACTCATCAAAAGTGCTGCTTTCATCTTTTAAACTTTTATACAAACTTTTTGCAAATTCTTGCTTGCGTATAATTTTACTTTGGAAGTTTACACTGCCCACATCAGGATATATGTTTCCTTCATTTTCTGGTAATTGTGAAAATCGTCTCTGTGCATGAATGCGCAGCATTTGCATTTTTGCTTGTAGTTCTTTAATTGTTTTTGATTTATCAGGTTGAGATTTGTATAAATCAACTTGTTTAACAAACTGTTGTGCTTCTTTTATTAATTGATCATCAGTCAATTTATCAAAGTTAATCTCAACTTCATTCTCATCAATATAAATAATTTTCTTTCCTTTCTTTGCCATAGCTTTACAATGTACAAAGAAAAATGAAGCCCAGATTGCATTTTATGTTCTGAAAAATTGATGACACTTAAGTCTGAAGACTGAGACTGCGACTGGTAAGTAATATTATAGTTTTTTGATAATGTATGTTAATGCATATTGTCAAATTGGCAATGGGTATTCTGTTTCATTCAAGTTAAGGAGAATGAGTACAGATGGTCGGTTGTTCCTTTTAGAGCATGTTTCAGAAACAATCAACTATCACAATCTGACAGCCAGATGTTTTAACACGTTGAAAGGAGGTCTCTTGGAATCAGCAAATTTCATAAATGGAGTATTTCAGAAGTCACTGTATCGAGGTGATCCATCAAGTGAAGGGTCATTATGGATTCAACATCTTATGACCTCTAAAGATAAATTCCATTATTTATGTTCATTAAAAAACACTTATAACGTTCATCATTGTGTATACGATGGTTATAAGCCAATAACTATAACTTTTGACTGTGCTGTCACAAATGAACCATTGACATTTGCTTCATTACAAGTTGGTTAACTCTCTTGAACAATTCTCTGCGTTCGACATTGAAACTTGGGATATTTGCTTGAGCATCTTCATAAGTGAACCATTGACATTTTTTTATTTCTTTACATGTATTATTTCTAGGCTCATTACCAGTCTTACTTTTCTTATTGCATCTCCAATTATATTTGTTAAATGCTGCTAGATAGTAAATATGCTTATACCTTACATGATTTGAACCACTAAAAACCTCTTCAAAAGGCTTTATATCTCTGATCAAATTTATATATCTTAATGGTATTCCAGTCTCTTCTTGAAATTCTCTGAATGCACAAGTAACATCATCTTCATTAATATTACGCCTTCCCTTTGGAAATCCCCATTCTGTGTCTTCAATCGAACAAGTAGCATTATGAATGCAATATTTCAAGTCAAAGTATTTTAACTCACCATCTTCACTCTTCAAGTGATATCCCTTTTTCAACATCGAAAATTTGCTCTTTGATTCATTGTACTCCCTATAAAATGAACTGCAATCTGATATTTGCCAGAGCAACTTCCACAATGTATCAAAATCAGATGATTCTATTTGCATACGTTCATTTTTAGTCATATTGTTGAATAATTTCATGATATAGCTACGATTTTCGAGACCATATTTTCCTCTTAAAAATTCAACATAACTTAGAGAATCTTTCCGTTGCACCATTAGATAAAATGGTCGTATTGTATTTGTTTTCTCATCTTGTTCAAATTTGACACTTATCACTCCATAACTTGTGATAGGATGATTACAATTTCTGTAAACGTGTCCAATGCTTCCACAGTTCCCACAAGTTATGTTCTTGTGATAATTTCGAATGCTGTGCTTTCCAGTATATGCCATTGTGGTCTCCAGTAATGTGATGCACATTTCATAATCTACAAAGTCAAGTCAACATATTCTTATATGTTATAAACTTCAAATCCAAATCATCAATTTTTATGTATTGAAAACTAAGTTAATGAATTATATTTTTGTACCATTCTATTATAGATTCAAGTAAAAAAATGACTTCACCAAAAGTTTGGGGAAAGCACTTCTGGTATACAATTCATATATCTGCTTTAGGATATCCGGAGATTCCAAACGAAGATGATAAAGCTAGCTACAGAGATTTTTTGGTCAATTTTGGAAATATATTACCTTGCAAAAAATGTGCAATAAACTATCAAAAACATCTTAAAGAGCTTCCTCTTGATAATGCCTTACGCAATCGAGATAGACTATTTGCATGGACAGTTGAACTACATAATATGGTGAATAAAGCAATACATAAGCCATCATGGAATGTTGAATATGCCGAAGCATTTTATTTGAACGGTGATTATGACAAGTGTAAAAATGCAAATGTAGATGCAAAAGGGAATATTTGGAAGTACTTATTAATATGTATGGTGGTACTCAATCTTATTGTATTGCTTTTTACAATCAACAAGGTGTTGTTTTAAATTGCAAATTTGTAGAAAAATGAATTGAATTTTTAGGCTCCCGAATTGCGCGCGATTTATTTCAATACAATATGGTTTTCTGCTTTATCTAGTATTACGGGTGCTTGTAATTTGAATACTTTAAGAAAGACGTCCTGATATTTGATGACTTTTGAAGCGTCTTCAGGGAAAATCACCTTTAATCTAATATGTAAATTACCTGAACTACCTCTTTTATGAAATGGCAACCCAAGATTATCAATCACATAAACATTGTTAGGATTAATATATCCACTGCTTTGAATTGTAAGATCAAACCCATACAAATTTACTATCTTTTCAAAACCACAGAGCAGTTCTTCCAGTTTAATATCTAGAATATAATGAACATTGTGTCCTTCATCAATAGTCAGCGATGGGCAAAGTTTGTTATCAATATGTCTAAACACAAGTATTAAATCACTATATCCTCCATTTGAAGGATCAAATGACCCTTTGTTTTCAAGTTTAAATGTATACCCATTTTGCACACCTTTTGGAATCCGGAATTCTAATGATTTTTTAGTATGAACTTGTTTGTGTCCTTTACAGACTGGACACTCTTTTCCAGGTTTTATCATTTTTCCATTACCACCGCAGCTATGACAAGTGCTCTGAGATATCATTATTGGATTGAGTTGCACTGTGACAATTCCTTTCCCATCACATGTCATGCACTTGATAATGTCTTTTTGATCTGTTACACCATTACCTTTGCATCCATTACAATTATCACTTATATTATAATCAGCTTTTTTAGTACAGCCATGGTACAAGTCTTGCAAAGATACATCAACATGTAATACATCTGGGTTGCGTGGTCGATGCACTGATCCATGTGATCCAAACATGAATGAGAATGGATTTCCCATACCTCCCATACCACCCATACCAGGAAATTCAAAACCACCAAACTCTGTTGGCGTTACACCCATACCAAATACTTTACCAAGTATATCATTGATATCAGGCATGGGTGGCATATCTCCTACGCTTCCAAACTGATCATACTCTTGTTTTTTCTTAGAATCTGACAAAACAGTGTATGCCTGTGTTATTTTTTTAAATTGTTGCTCTGCTTTTTCTTTGTCATCTGTGTTCTTATCAGGATGGTACTTCAAGGCTAATTTTTTATAAGCCCGTTTAATTTCATCATCTGATGCATCTTTTGAGATTCCAAGAACATCGTAAAGTGACTCATTGCTCATTTGATGCAAAATCTACTGTAATTATTATTATATATCATAAAAGTCTTATACGCTTTTAGTGCGTTTTTGAGATTACAAATTTTACAATATGTGTTTAGTAGTATGGGTGCAAACATCAACTTAAATCTTTCAAAAGATGAAATGATCAGAATGTTTGATTTGACTCCAAGATACTCATTGGAACAGTTAAAACATTCGTATAAACGTCTTGTCATTAAAAATCATCCTGATAAGAATATAGGAAATATACAGTCAACACCTGTATTTCAATTGATCACCGCATGTTTTAAAACCCTGTTTGAAGATCTAAAGACCAGGGAACAACAAAAAGAACATGACAAATTGCAAGCTACATTTAAACAAGAAAGAGATCAATATCGTTCTGTTAAATCAAGTGAAGATACTGCAAGCAATATCAAAACATCCAAGTCATTTAATTCAAAGAAGTTTAATCAAATATATGAGCAAAATCGAATGAGAGATCCAAATGATGAAGGATATGGTAAATGGAAATCAAGCGCAAACACCATCAATGAAACAAGGAATAACACTTTAATTATTCACCAAGAACCACAACCAAGTATTTCAACATCAAGTAGTCAATCATTTCTTGAGCTTGGCGTTGACAAGTATAATGATTTCAGTTCACAAACACAGGCGCAAAAACATTTAAGTTACATGGATTTGAGAATTGCTCACACTACAAAACAATTAGTTGATGATTCACTAATTAAAACCAGAAAACATTATAATAATGTACAAGAGTTAGAAGTGGACAGAGCAAATGTCCAACATGTTATGTCTGATAAAGATATGCGCAAATATGTGAAATACCAAACAGAACAAGATAAACTAGAAAAACAACGACTTCAGAAACTAGCACTTAAGGACCGCCTTATTGAGAACAATTTCCAGAAATCAAACCAACATTTATTGAGTGTAATGAGAAATTAGTTCTCAATTCTCTTTTTTGATTTATCCACATGTTTTTTTTTCAAATTGGTTGTTTTTTGACTGAGAATTATGGGAATATGTACAGGTGATATTGAATTTGTTTCGCCTTTCAATACAGATCTGATAAATTGAGTTGATATCGTATAACTTTTTTCATTGTGTTTGATGTAGAAGCCATATCGTCCATAGCATAATGATGTTTCTCCGTCTATCTGTCTCGGGAGTCCAACAAGTCTACTGATATCAACATCTGTAATGTCAGTGTAAGATTTATTGTAAATTTTCATGTATGGTTTTAAATCTATAAAGCTTTTGGTAACTTTTAATCGTGGTTTGGCTGATGATGACTCTTTGACTTGGAGTTCTATAACAGGTCCATATTTTCCAAGCCTTATGATGTAAGGAATGTTATTAAAAGTAACAACTTGCTTTCCGATGTCTACAATTTTCTGATCTTCAACAACATTTCTTAGATGGTCATCTAAAAAATAATTGAATTCTTGAAGGACCTTGTGCCACAGTAATTCACCATTTGCAATCTTGTCAAGTTTATCTTCCATTTGTGTTGTAAATCCAATATCAATAAGTCCTTGAAAATTTGCTTTTAAAAAATCATTTATACATCGCCCCGTCGGTGTTGGAACAAGTCTCGATTTTTGAAGGTCTGTAGACTTTTCGAATTCATCATGTTTCAAAGTCTGATTGCCAGGGTGAAAACTCAAATTTGTATATTTATTCAACCTGCCAAGTACATCTTTCTTTACTACATACGATTTTGTATACAATTTTTCTAATATACTAGCATATGTTGATGGCCTTCCAACCCCTGCCTTCTCTAAACTTTTTATTACACCGGGCTCATTATATAGTGTTGTTTCAGATGCTATCCATGAATTTATTGCTTGTATATCACTTGCAAGCTTTACTGATGTATCGTTCTGTTTAGCAAGGGTGTTTATAACATCAATTTGTGAAAAATCACAAGTATCCCCATAAATAATGCGCCATCCCGGGATTAAAATACAATGTAATTTGCATTGAAACAATTCCTTGTTGGACTTTTCCAATGATTGATCAACAATATACATATCCAAGTTTATGTTTGTACATGGAATCATCTGTGATGCAATTGTTCGTTTTCGTATCAGATCATACAGACGTTTCAAGTTTACTTCTTTTATATCATTGCCATCCTTGAAAATATTTGTTGGGCGAATAGCTTCGTGCGCTTGTTGTGAATTTCTAATCTTATTTTTTAATTGCGCGTAATTGTTCTTTTTATGCATCGCAGTCCCATGCATCTCAATAACAAATTTACCAATTTCTTGAAGAGCATTTTCCGATAACTCAAAATTATCTGTTCGCATGTATGTAATATATCCTCTTTCATATAACTGTTGTGCAAGAGTCATAGTTGTTTTTACAGACATACTCAGCGTATTGTAAGCTTCTTGTTGCAATGATGTTGTAATCAAAGGTGGAGGTGCATTCTCATTAGAATTATAAAGATGACACGTTTTGATTTTAAATGGATCTTTTAGTGATTGTAAAAAAGATGTTGTATCGGCTATATTGCTGAATCTTTTCACAGTTAGAGTATCTGACATGACAATGCGTGTGTTGGGTAAGGTATACTCCCCAATGATGAAATTAGCTTGAACAATCCAGGAAGAATCAAAAATAGCATTGTTCACTACTTCTTCCTTGCAAATAATCATATTCATGCAAGCAGATTGGACACGTCCTGCACTTAATGAGATTGCATTGTTTTCCATCTTGATATGTTTCCAAATAAGTTGTGTGAGCTTGTATCCAAATAATCTGTCAATGATACGTCTTGTTTGTTGAGCATTGACTAAATTCATGTCAATCGTTGTAAGGTTCTGATATGCATTTATTAAAGCATCTGGTGTAATTTCATTGAATATCATTCGGTGATATTCTCCATCTTTCAACTTCAGTAGTTCTTTGATATGCCAAGCTATTGCTTCACCTTCACGATCATTATCACTTGCTAAGATAATTTCATTACATCTGGTCAAATGTTTTTTTAGTTTTCCAATAATATTTAATTTTTTCTTATCAGGAATGTAATCAATCTGCATTGAATCAATGTTGATACCTATTTCTTTTTTTGGCAAATCTCGAATATGACCATGACATGCTTCAACAACAAAGTGCTTTGATGGATATGCTTTACTTAGATATTTTCGTATATTTTTTGTCTTGGCAGGGCTTTCAACAACAATTAAAACCTTATCTTTCATTTGCTATTTATTAAAAACCCTTGTCGTCTTCAAGTAGTTTTCAATTTTCTTCAGCAAATTGAAGTGTAAAAATTATATTTAAATTATAAAACAAAAAATCATCATGGGGTTTTAGGAAGATTCAGTCGTCTTAGTGAAACAGCATCAGTCTTTTCATTCTTTTCAAATAACTTCTCAGTAAGTTCGTCAATATTTGATACATTGCCATAATATTGTGTTAATCTTTCTTTTATTTGTGATTTTGACGGTTGTGCTTTTGTTTTTGTCACATGATATCTCAGTTTTGAACCATCCTTTGTATTAAGGTCTTCAATGTTATATTTTGCCATGAAACGTAGAATTTTTTCAGTCAAGTTTTTTTTCACATCAGCTCTTTCCTTGATAGCTCCGCGTAATTTGCGAATCATATTGTCTATTTCTATCCACACTCTCACATGGTTTTTAAATTCGTCGAGAATTGCCTCATCTGGTAATTCAATGCGTTGTAATGCATTGCTTTCTTGTGTTTCGCTCAATTGTTGATTAAGGTATGTATTGATAAGACTACCTTTGAAATCATGATTGTCCATTCTCAGCTTATTTCAAAAAATCTAACTTTATACTTACAGCAATTTATTCTTATGTGCTTACAATTCGATAAAATCATTTCGTAAAGTCCTTGGTTTTGTGCCAAATAATCCTACTATTTGAAGCGCTTCCTTAACCATTGACAATTTGACAGTTTTATCTCTATCGTCTTTGTATGTGAGGTCAGGCCCCTTGTTGATTTCCATAAGTTTGCATCCCAGGTTGATATCAGGTGCAATATCAACCCCATATATAAGAAATTTGTTACCAGGAAATTTTTTATTACCTTGAAGCAATATATCAGAATAAGCTGTTTTTACATGTTGTAAAAGAGTCTTGATATTGTTTGAAAGCAACGTGTATGCACTTTCTCCAATTACATTTGCAAGCTCCTTGTGGGTCATCGGGTTTTCATCATACATTTTCCTGTCAACATATCCTGTTGTTATAATCTTGGACATATCAGTACTTAATGGTTCAAAATGCTGTGGTGTGTAATAAATGAAACCATCGTTATAATAAAAGAATTTTACATCGGACTTGCCAAATACGACAATAAGAAGATATATTCTCAAGTTGATTTTATAAGCATTCACTAAATACGGATTTTGAAGCATTTCCTGTATGACAACATAGTCATTCTTTTTTTTCATTGCATCATCTATTGAATCAGTTATATAGTGCCCTTCTTGTCTTTGTATATTTTTCTTTAAAATATATACTTTTCTAGAGCCACGATCTTTTGTAAATTGTACCATATCAGAAACAGACGAAGTTATGTAAGATTTAGGTACAATAGCTTCATAAGTTATGACTGGTAAGTTTTTGCGAAGTGTTTCGATCAATGAACTTTTACTTGCTAATAAGTCAGTGTAGTTTAATCCGTATATAAACTGAGTCAGAGGTGAGAATTTAATCTTTGTCATGTACTCATCAATATGATTTAATGTGTCAAACTTGGTCCAAATTGAAATATCATAAGTAGATGACTTGATCAATTTGATTCCCTGACTCTCGAAAGCATCATTAAAAACATTATATGTACTCATGGATGGTTTAAATGGATTGCCTTCTTCAATCCTATAGTAAAGAATTTGTTGAACATCTTCGCCTATTTTTGCTTCGGTTATTTCATTATAAGAAGTATGGGTTCTGTAAAATTTAAAACAGCACCATCCTCCAATAATAAGTACAACTAGAATAAAAAGTAAAAAAACTATTTTAAGAGTGTGACTTTTCTTTTTGGGCATCTATCTTATAATTATACATTCTAAAACTAAATCTTATCTGATGAACACAATCGTTACGGTACAGTTTATCTAATCAAGTGGTATTTCATATGGATTTATTCCTTTAATAACACGAAGCGGTGTTTGTATAGTTGTTACATTCTGTGATGAGTCTTGGACAACAATTGCTCGATTTAAGCAAGCAACCTTTATTTTATCAAGTGATGCTAATGTACTCAATTCTGAATCAATTTGCTGCCGAATAGGTTTGTTTTCAATCATCTCAAGAATCTTGAGCGCACCGGAGCGTTTTAGGACATAAGCATGCATCAGGAAGAAATGTTTCAAATCCTGATATCTCTCATATCGGTTACAAACATGACAAACACATCCTAGCAATAGTATATCCCAGTCATTTGGAATAAAGTTCATACTTATACGAAGAATTTTGTATGTATCATTGTGAACAAACCTTACATCATCCTCAAATATAATAGCATAATTATGGTTTGAGTCTCTTAGAGCTTTCATTGCATTTACATGACTGAGATAACAACCTACTGCTCCTAGAGTAAGTTGGTTATGTTTTGTACGATATCCATACCATTCAACATCTTGAATTTCTTTCCAACCTTGTGCAGACACATGATTTCTTACATCAATTAATTTTCCATCAACTGCTGCAATTCTTGTAAATGATTTTACCTTTTCAAGATCAGTGTTGTTATAATATTTTGTAAACCGATTCAAACGATCTGGTTTACGATCCAAGTTGATAAGATACACATCAAAATCATTTGGAGCCAAATTAAACAAGGTTGGTTCATTTTCAAAGTTATAGTAAGTCTCGGCTCCATTTCTCTTTGTCTTGAGTTGCATAGTCATTGCATAAGCAGTCAAGGTTATAATAAGAATCAAAAATGTAAATAAGCACTGTTTGTAATTCATGTTTTGATATAGTAGATATATATATAGAATATATCAAGATGAAAAGTCGATCTTTCTTTTGGGCTCTTTTAATTATTATTTTTATTTTTGTAATTCCTACTATTGTTTGGCTTGGCTGGTTAGCGTTCAAAGACAAATCTAACGATATATCAATTATTGAAGAAGAGCAACCTATAATACATTTCCATGATTCAAGCCCTACTATATATTGTATAATGACTACAGGTAAGACTCCTAATCGAATTCAATATGCAAAACACTCACTTCAAAACTTCTTTGACCAGACTTATACAAAAAAATGCATGATTATTATTAATCAAGGTGATGTTAGTGTATTAAGTGATGATTTTGATAATGTCATTGAAGTATTTGTAGAAAAAGATAAATACAAGCTGACTTTGGGGGACATGCGAAATATTGCACTCAGTCTTGTAGCTATTGATGCATATTGGACAACATGGGATGATGATGATTGGAGAGACATGCGTTATCTTGCAACATTGATGAGTTATTATGAACCTCATCACAATACTGTAATTGCAATAACAAAAAGGCTTGAATATAATGTGAATAATAAAGCATCATGGGTAGGAAACAAACCAAGTGGATTTGTATTTTTTGCCGCACCTAAAGATATGAGAGTTCAATATTTAAGTAAAGATTCTATGGAAGATGTGACTATACTTGATCAATACAGAGCATTATCATACAATGTCTTGTGTATAAATAATTCTCATATGTTGTATGTTCGTATAGTTCATCAAAATAATACATCAGAATATGTCAACATGAACAAAAGTTATCTTATCAAAGGTAATTCATACAGTGAAAATCCTACATCAGTCAATGATAAAATGTTTTTAGACAATCTGATAACTTCATACTTTTGGTTTTTATAGAAAAAGAAAAAAGATGTATAATCTAGTGATAGAATGTCAATACTTCAAAAATATAGTGATAGTATTTCTTGTCACAATCTGAGTATTATTGTGAAAAAGGAACAAGAATTATATGATGCATTGTTACAACAGCATTTTGTATTCTATCAACCAGATATGTCAAAAGTTGAATTGAACAGAAACTTGAGAGAAAACTCAAAAAAAGACCTTTGTGATAAACTTATTTATGTGCAAAGAGGGAATAATAATACTGGTGAAACCATCAAAAAACTATCCGAGTTTTATGTCTTGCCATGTCTGTATCTACCAACACATGAAAATGGATTGAATTGTGTTCAAAATGAATGTTGCAGTAAGCAGCATCAAATATTTCACAATAATACTAAGCATTAATACATTTTGTGTATTTTTTGTGCAGGGCGTTTAATTTTTATATGTGTTGCATCATTATAATTGCAATCGGTTCCAAATTTTTTAAAATGTCTTGTACAATACATTTCATTTGTTTTTATATTAATAGCAAGTGAACACTGTTTCATTACACCATCACGTTTAATATGTGCTTTACATTTCATATTCTCATCAATCTGTTTTTGTTTTCTAATCTTTGTGATTCTCAGCTCTTCTTCATTGATTGGTATAATGTGTAAACGTGTATTGAAATTTCTTTCAACTGCAAATTCTAGTTTGTCTATAGATGTTCCACTGCATTGAGCGCAAATAGATATTGTTTTATTGATAATAGCTTTAATTTCATTTTCAAACAAAGTGAAAATTATCACAGGTACTCCTACTGAAGTCATTCGTCATCCAATTCATCAGCAAGATCAGATAGGATCACTTCAATTTGTTTTTTCAGTTTTTGTAGATCTTTGAGTGAATGCTTCAGTTTTTTATTGTGTTTTGTTTGAGAATCAATAACTATATCACTTGATTCTTTTTCGGTGTTACTTATTTCAACAGGTAACTCATCCACATGTGTTGATAGTACTAATTCGGCTGGCGGTAATTCTGTTGGTGGTTCTGGTGCATTCAAATTGTCAAGCGCCTGATTGAGAGTAACGATGTCAACTTCTTCAATATGTTCAATATTTCTATTATTGTTTTCCAATGTTGGAACAACTATTTGTTTAGGCTTGATAGATCCAGGTTTTACTTTTTCAATTATATCAACAAGCTTCTTAGTGATATCTGGCCATTTGTAATTATTCAGAATTTTCTTACGTGCATTTGATCCATGTCGCTTTCTGAGTTCTGGATCTTGATAATATGCTATAATTCCCTCTACAAAATCCATATAATCTGATATCAGCGCCTCTCCAGCAACTGCATCACGTGTATTATCTACATAATAAGCTACTATAGGTTCAACTAGGTAAGCACAGTTATCATCAAAGAAATCTTTAAAACCACCTATATTTGGCACCACTTGAGGAATACCAAGAGCAGCCTGTTCAAAATTGCATAGACCAAAACCTTCACCATCACATGTATTAATACCAATATCTGCTAAGTTGTACATCATATTAGTTTCCTCGTCAGTTATCTTTTGTGGATTGTCAATGATGATCAAATGCTGCATTCCTACTTCAAGTGATACATTTCGCTTTTTAAGTTCTCTTTCATAAATTTCCATCAAGTTCCATCCACCTTGCAAAGCTGTAGCGATCATCATCTTTATAGGTTTTAATGGGAACCTGCTGACAATCTCGGCCATTGCTTTAAGGCATGTATCCCATCGCTTGCGTGGCTGATTTCGGTTTAAATTCAAGATAATAAAATCATCTTGATTCAAACCAAAAAATCGGCGGGCAATTTCTTTTGGCACGGGGTAATAAGACATTGGATTAAAACCATGTTGGAGGTACTCTGTAGGTAAAGTTATACCTTGTTCTTTCAAAACATTCTCCCAAAATGGTGTAAATGCAATTGCAAGATCTGCGTTTTGATTTAAAAATTGTATAAATTCTTTTTTCTGGCACAAGTAAACTTGGTCAACGTAGGCAATTATCTTGACAGGTATTCCAGATGACTTGATCTTAGACATACACTGTGATACAACCAATAAATCATTATAAATAATGCAGATGTCAGGTTGATTATCTTTAAGATATTTCTCAATTTCTGTCAAGCCAAAACCGGCCACTTTAGGGTCTTCATTCGCAAAAGCGTCGTATACTTTGATTTTATTATAAGGAAAATCTTTTCTATGTTTTTCGTTTGTATAGAAGTTTTGAAATCCGTATACACTTAATTCGATATCAATGTGAGATGACATGCATTTAGCAATCTCATAAACAACCTTGGAATATCCATTAAATTGGTTAGGATGTGTACCAAAAAGACAAACTTTTACCATTTGTATTACAAAAAAATAACTTTTTTAATTTGTTTATTCATTCGCATTATGAAAAAAATCCAAAGAATATCTAAACTATATATACAAAACAGATGCAGAAATCAAAAACAACAAACTTCACATTTGACACTGTAAAAGACCTGAGCAGTGCTAAATTTGAAAAATTTTCAACATCAGTAATAGGAAAGAAACATTTTATCTTGTTTGTTCATGCGCCATGGTGTGGACATTGTCGTACATTTGCTCCGGTGGTTGATAATGCAATTCAGTCATTAGGAAACCGCGTTATAATTGTAAAAATGTCAGAAGAGCCTTTCAGACACATTTCTGAGAAATATCCTGATTCTCATATTGGACAGGTTATGAATACAAGTGTTCAAGGTTTCCCTACTTTGGCACACGTGCATCCGACATCAAAAGGTCCTAAGCCCCAAATCAACATTGAGACATTTTCAGAAGAACGTGAAGAACCTGTTGTCAAGGCGTTTATGGAAAGTGCAGCTAAAAAAGAAAAAAAACCAACTCTAGTAAAGAAACCAACTCCTGTAAAGAAACAAACTCCTGTAAAGAAACCAACTCCTGTGAAAAAACCAACCCTAGTAAAGAAACCAACTCCTGTGAAAAAACCAACCCTAGTAAAGAAACCAACTCAAGTAAAAGAAACTAAAAAAGCAAGTAAGAAAGCTGCTCCTAAGCTCAAGATGGTGTAAGAAGATTTTATTACAATGAAATTATAGTTCCTGTTTTATACTCTAATTTTCCCAGCAAGATAGGTTTTTTGTGTTTTTTTGGATAAGAATACACATCAAATGTATTTGGATCATAAAGGAATTCACCCTTCTCCAAACATATATACTCTAGTTCTTTTACTTCATTATTTGTTTGTTGTGGTGTGTCTAACTTGATAATTTTTTTCTTTGCAGTCTTGATCATTCCAGTCTCATCCATCCATTGCTGATAAAATTCCTCCAGATTTATTTTATAATTCTTAGCCACAAAATCTAAGATGTCCGCAGTATATTGACGCAATTGATCACGCAAATCTTGGTCATATATTGAAACTGTCATTTTGTTGATGCAAGTTGTCAGTTGTTGGTCTTGATGTAAGATGTATCTTTTTTGAAATGTTCAATTTTTCAAAGCGTCAATCAAAATTCGGTCAATGTTGTTTAGAACCTTCAAAAAAGCACTTTCAATTAAACTTGACAGATTTCTAATCAATACACAAAATGAACTGTTTCTGAAGAATATTACTTGTACTATATCAGCAGTACATCTATAATAGTATTCACGTTGAATATATTTATGTGTATAATAAGCAATGAAACTTATAGTGACAGTAAACAGAGCGCATCTAATTTGGGCAATAGCCCTTTTTGTGTCCATTAATGATGTACTTGCTGCTATGAGTTCTTTGAGTGGTTTGAAAAATTGATCAATTCAACATATTTAAAGTAAAATTACTTCTAATACAATAAATCATCATGGTAACTCTCACTTATGAATTGGTACACGCAAATGCAGTTCCACCCAAGAAAGCGTTTTCATCAGATACAGGATTTGATCTAACAATTATATCAATTGAAAAAGAAATCAATCAGGTTGTAACATTGTATGATACAGGTATCCGCGCACATGTTGATGATGGTTATTATCTTGAAGTTGTTCCAAGAAGTTCAATCATCAAGTCAGGATACATGCTGGCAAACAGTGTAGGAATAATTGACAGCCATTACCGCGGAAACATCTATGTGGCTCTTGCTAAGATTGACCCACAAGCAAAACCAATTGAACTTCCATTTAAGGGATTTCAGCTAATTGTCAGAAATTTGGTCAATGTTGATTTAGTCAATGACCATGTGCTTGAGAACACTGAGCGTGGGACTGGGGGATTTGGCTCAACGGGCAAATGATCGCTCATATAATTGAGTATTATTCAATAATAATTTTTTTCTTTTTCTTTTCTTCATTGACTGAACAATCACTTTCAGACTCATCTGATGATGATTTTTCATCATCTGCACTATCTTCATCTGCTTCTTCATCATCTGCTTCTTCGCCTGTGTCTTCATTTTCATCACTGTCACTTGACTCTTCATCATGAATCCATTCTCCATATCTCTTGACCCAAGATGTGTATATATCCATCAATTCATATATTTCCATAGGGTATGATTCCCATACATAATAACAGCCATCTTTAGTCAGCAATCTGACTGCATGCCATTTTGAATCTATCACTGTTGGTGCAACTTCGGATAAGTGTTTCATCATATGTGTACGTGTCACACATTTCACTTCAGCATCATCTTCGTCTGTGTATATGTATGTATAGTATTTGTTGTTATAATCATCTATCCAATCACAGATATATGAATTATCCAAGTTGGCAGATGCGTCTTCTAAGGTTTCATATACCTGACTGGGATTCTTCCATTCATCTGAATATAGCAAAAGATTTCCTTGTGGAGCAACATCAAAAGCGTCTGTATGATTAGTGATTACTTTGTAAAAGTGAGAAAGATCTTTTGCATAATCATCCTGTGACTTCATAAATGTTTTTGAAAGGAATCCATATACTTTGTTATAAGATGCAACCAGTTTAGATAGAGTCATTTTCAATCTTTATACATGTAAAATATAGTCCTTATATCTCTTCTGATATCTTTTTGTGATTGATAAATATTTTAAATATGGTGAATCACGACAAAAGTAGATATTGTGCAAAGTATATAAAGGTAAGTCTTGCTTATAGTTTAAGTTTAATCATGGAAGCTTTTTTCGGTCCATTTGTTGCAAATGATCAATTGAAGAATGTTCTTCAGAGCTTGACAAAAGAATTTGTTGATGAACTTGTTACTTGTACAAATGATTTGAAAAATAAGAATCAAAACCCCCCTAAAACAGCTGCATTTACAGATATTTGTCAAGCATCTTATGATATTGTTCACACAGATGACAAGTACATTATCATTGTTGAACTTCCTGGATGCAAAAAGGATGACATTACTATTACAATTGACGAGAATTCAAAGCTTTCTATTTGTGCAGAACATAAAAGACCATATAGTTTAGATATGCATTTAGTAAGTTCAATCAAATATGGTAAGACCAGCTTGCAAGTGCCCCTACCAGATGATGTTAATATTGATAATATAGTTGCAACATCAGTTGATGGTGTTTTGCAAGTTTCTCTTGATCGTAAAACAATGAAGAAAAACACTCGCAAAATAAGTATTGTATAATGTAAAAATATCTTTGTAGTTTATAAGTAATAACAAAAATGATTGCACAAGCATGGATTGTACTTTTAACATTTGTATCAGTTATTGTATATAGTGTTATATTGACTATCAAGTCTGAGAAGTTTCGAACAATAGTTAATCTTAATAGCAAATCAATGATTGTGTTTTTCTTCATTGCCCTTTTTGTAATAGCTGTACTGACAGTTTTTGGTGTAGAGTGTTCTATCAAAGGTTCATTTAGCAGTAGAATGTGTGAATATTACTCATGGATTGTTACAGTTCTAGTTGTATTAATCATAATAGTATTTATCATCAGATCTATTATTGCAATATTAAAGAAATCTCCAGTGACTCAAGAAGAACAGCGTATTGTTGTAGTACCAAAAACTCCAACTCCTGCAACACCTGACACCACAACACCTGCCGCCACAACACCTGCCGCCACAACACCTGTCACTACAACACCTGCAACCACAACACCTGCAACCACAACACCCCCCGTAACAGCTCCCACAACCACTGTCCCTCCAACGACTGCAGCTCGTGTAAGACGTTGAACGCGCTCATGAAAATACAACACTTCCTCTATGTCCTCCAATAAACAGTGTATTGCAAAGAATCTGTTGACAATTGATAGCTTGACTTTGAGCATTGATGTTGCCTTGTATGGTCAAATTTTCAGATACTGTAATATTACAAGAGGAAATAGTGCAAGTAGTTAATTCTTCAATCTTTACATTATTTTTTGTTACACAGATGCTTGCATTGGATAAACCATTACTCATACCAATCAATAGCTTCTGTTCATCTGGATTATTACCATATAACAATACGTCGTCAATATTCTGGTTTGAAAATATTATATTAAAAGGATTGCCCAGGGTAAAATGTGCAAATGGTCGCATAGGTTGTGGTGGGGGTTCCAAAACAGTAGGGTCCAAAGGCACAGTTAATCTAATTATTTTGAGACTTGTTAATGATGATGTTAATACATCACCATTTGTAAGAACAACTGTAGTAAGCGGAGTTTCAAATGCAAAAGAAGCAAACAAATCTCTTGTGTTTCCAATATAAGAAGCTCCTGCAAAATGAGCAAAATTGCTAATAGTTGTAGGTCCTAGACTCCATTTGCAAATACCCAGGTCAGAAAATTGCGTGAGTGTGATTGAGGGTGTTGCAATATAATTTGTTGTGAATTCAGAATTATCAGCATTATTTATGTGAAGGACTGATGTGGTTGTATTGTTTGTCATCAACACCAAGTTATTATATGCATCAACTGTACATCCGCCTACCTGGAATGCAGCATTTATTGTACTTGTCCAAAGTATGAGCCCTGTTGCCCCGTCTAATTTTAATATGGCTGTATGTCTATTTGATGATGGAATACTAATGCTACCAATACTCAATGAAGAGCTGATATTATAAATTTTGATATCAGAATAATTGTATAACATGCTAGTGATCAAATATGGATTGCTATGAAAATCACTTGCTGCAATTGCTCCATACTCAAATCTGGCATTAGTTATCGTTGTTGCCCATGCAAAAGTGCCATGCGCACTCAACTTTAATAATGACATACCAGGCTTAACGGAAAGAAATGTAGAAATATTTGGAGCTAAACTATATGCATTTGAGACTGATACAGGATTTGAATTATTTATTATCAGTTGATTTGTGGCCCCAACTGTTATAAAATCATTATCAGTGATAATAACTTGGTTAGTAACGTTATGCTCGACTGGAATAAAAGTTATGCCATATGTATTTGTAAATGTTTCAATTGTACTAGATACAAATCCAGATACAGTTGCCATCCATATAGGTGTACCTCCAGATGACAGCTTTAGAGTAAACAATGTATCCTTACTTGGGTCAGTTCTTATAAAGTCTATCCTAATATTTTCACGACCATACACAACAATAGTATCTGCAAAGTCCTTAAAAAAACCACTCAAAAATGTGCAATCTTGATTGTCAATACCACATGACATATTAACAACAGCATTTTGTATTGATATAGTATCAAATGCTTGTCCAGAATAATTGTATTTACATATAAATATTGCAGAGGTTGTGTTTTCTGTGTTGAAGATAAGTGAAGATGCTGATCCATTAGCATGATAGGCAACAATATTTGAATTAATTATTATATCTGTAACTGTGAAAACCAGGTAAATGTGTCCCAAGCTATTTGTAAGAAGTCTTGGAGTACTTATATTACAATTTATTGCTTCAATCCATGACCGCCATAGAGCCACACCTGCTGAACTATATTTAATAATGAATGCTACTTGATTGCTTGTATTCAGAAATTCTATGCTTGATACAGAACTGTCACTATTATATATTATTGGAGTTTGAGTGTGATCATATATACCTGTAAGGAGAAGACTTCCATCCAACACACTAGTACAAGTTTTAAAATGATGCTGAAAGTTAATACCAATTGACCAATCAACACTTGGCGTTATAGACATGTAATTCACTATTATATATCCAGATAATTACAAGAAATTTATATTGTTCTATATAGTAGAATTCCAATCTTATGAGTAATTCAGACTTGCTTTCCACACAAAATGTCCCACTTGGAGGTGAAGCAGTTCTGTTGCAACTAATGTCAGACTTTATGAAAGAGAATCCCGCTATTATATTCATTTATGTGTTATACATTGTTGTTGTCTGTTTACAGGATATTGTTATGCCGCATTTTAGCGGGAAAATTGTTGATGCAATAACCAAAAAGAAACCTCTTCTAAAACCGTTTATTATCATCATTGTTATTGTGGTGGCAATCCAAATTTTAAACACAATTACTGAATGGCATGATATGACACTTTTTCCTAATATGCAGGCTTTTTTACGCACACACTTATTAGATAAAATATTTGATACATATCGAGAAAATTATACTGAAATTGACGTGGCAACAATCTTGTCCAAACTCACAAAAATTCCCTATTCTCTTTTTGGCTTTTTAGATCAAGTTAGGTATTACATTCTACCACAGTTTATTGTTTATATAATTGCAATTGTTTATTTGATAATTTATGATGTTCAGATTGGTATAGCTTTGCTTTTCATTGTGTCAATTATTATAGCCACGATTGCATTCGCTCCAAAGATCTGCGAAAAGGCTGCTTGGGCAGCCGAACATTTTACAAACACTATTGCAAATGAGATTGATGATATTTTCAATAATTTAGTTTCAGTTTATAGTTATGACCAAGAATCATTTGAGAAAAGTCGATTAGATGAAATACATAAAAAATATGAAGAGATGAGCAAATCAACAATTCGATGCACCTTTAATATAAAAGTGATCTTATTCCCATTAATAATTCTATTTCTCACGTTTTTTATGTATAGATGTTATGGATTAGTAAAGAGAAATCAACTTGAAACAGGAAAGTTTGTAAGTTTGTTTTTGATGACCTTTTATGTCACAAGTAATATGTGGGGATTGATTGCACAGATTAGAGAAGTTATTCCCAGATGGGGTAGAATAAAGGAAAATATTTCTATCTTTGAGGAAGCACGTGTTGAAAAAGAATACATAGAAAATACAAGTAAGAGCTATAAAAAAATAAACAAGGATGGTCTTTACATCAACAATATATCATATAGATATAACACAGATTCTGCATGGGTTATACAAAATCTTACAATGCATATAAATAAAAATGAACGCATATGTCTTGTAGGACGCATTGGAAGCGGAAAAACAACATTTTTGAAACTCATTATGGGGTACAAAAACCCTCAAAGAGGATTCATATACCTTGACGGCATTCCTTACTCTGAAATTCCAGTGACAGAATTGCGGAAGAAGATTGGCTATGTGCATCAATATCCTATACTGTTTAATAGGACAATATATGATAATATAGTATATGGTCTCAATCAGGAAAAGCCAGTAACACGTGAAGCAATTTACAAAATGATGCACGAGTTTGGTATATCTGATATATTTACAAATCATCCAAAAGGCTTGGACTCAAATGTTGGACGTAAAGGGCATAAACTATCAGGTGGTCAACGACAGATGGTGTGGTTTTTACGTATCATGCTTATGAATCCGTCTTTACTTGTTCTAGATGAACCAACTGCATCAGTAGATGATCAAACAAGAGACATTATTTTCAAGATGTTAGACATAATAATGGAAAATAGAACAGTTATTATTGTAACTCATGATGATAAACTTATGAAAAAGGTAAACAGAATAATACATCTTGGTGAAGGTGCAATCTTGACAGATTCTACATTTGCAACCACTGAAGAAGAGCAAGAAATAATTAGAGAATCAATAAAAGAAATTAAGGAAGACCAACTTTTATATCCATTAAATAGACCATCCGAATCCATTTTTGGATTGTAACTTTATAGATTGATGCGATCTGTTGTACAAATACAACATCCCATGCAATTCCCAATGATGAAATTATGGGTACTTAAAGGTCTCTGCCTCTCTTTAAGTGTTAACATTTAAAGCAACATCAACCAAACAACTTACTCAAGTTCAACTCTCTCATATCTTGCACTCTCCTCCAAAATGGATTCTGTCAAGCAGATTGACAATGAGCTTGATAATGTCAAGACCACATGCGACTTGGTCAAAACACAAGTGAACAATCTGATCAACATGTCATTGGTGATCATATCAACAATGACTATTTACTATCGCTCAAGCAAAGCTATCAATTTGTCCACTCTTGGAACATATACTGATAGTATCAGAAGCTACATTGCAAAAGCTATTGACATTGATACAATTACCTTTAAATTTCCAAAAAATGAAAAGAAATCTTTTAAAAATGCAGCACTTCTTTCGATCACTTTAAAAGACACCAAAAAACGATTCTGCTGCATGATCTTTAGTGATGGAGGTATACAAGTCAAGGGATGCAAAACTGTTTTATCCGGATACCAAATTGCCAATGCAATTTTACTTGGAATTCATGGAGAGACTGATGACAATTCACGGATCCATGATGTCGACATTGTATTAATAAACAGTAATTTTTCAATCGGCAAGTACATTGATCTGCCAAAATTTCATGCAGCCCTTGTTGCCAACAATTGGAACGCATCATATGACAAAGAACATCACTCTGGAATCAACTTGAAGATTACACACACACAAGGAGATGTCTCTAAACAAATTACAATCATGATCTTTGCCAAAGGAAATATGACCATTATGGGTGGAAAAGCAGCTGCACACATCATTTCAGGATACGCTTTCATTGCAAATTTCATCAAGAATCATTCAAATGTCTTTCTTCTTGGAAATGTTGTTGTGCAGCCCAAACAAGCCCCCAAAAAGAGAGGCCGTAAGCGGAAGGCTTACACCGAAGCGGTTTACGATGAGCTTGACATTTGATTACTTGTTTTTTGTCTTTGTTGTGAGACACGACGCGATCGCATGACTTCTAATCTTTCAACATTATTATTTACTATGTTTTCTGATAGCGTCAAAAGACAAGTTGTAAAATCTTTCACAGCTTCTTCAGTTTCTAGTGATGGACTATCCAGAATACATTGCATTGTATTTTGAACAGTAGATTTTGTATATACAATAGCTGAGACTTCTATGTGATAATGTACTATGAGCATTTTATTAGAGATGAAACAGAGAATCTCTGTTTTCTGAGAAAAAAACAATACCGCATGATCAATCTTGAAATATATCCAGTCAATGATTCATATTGAATGCTATTTCCACTACACGTTTAGCTTTCTTGTTATATTTTCAACAAATGGTTATGTACTAAGTTCTAAATGAAAGTAATATACAGTGTATTTGCTGGCAGAAAAGATAATCTTTCAATCCAACTGAGATATTTGGATAAACTGGTTGAGCAAGGTGATATTGATGAAGTGCATATGTGGAATTTTACTCGTGAGATTTCGGACTCTATATGGCTGAAGACACTGTTTGAAGCTCAGAATCCATTTATCTTTTCAATCTCAAAGCAGCCAAATCAGCAACTTGTAAAACAAGTCCCTTGTCCACCCTCAAGCAATGTGAAGTATACTATCGGGTGTAGGGGTGCTAGTGATGCGCATTTGATATTGACAGACACTAAGGCAAACTTGTATGAAATCATCCTTGGAGGATGGAACAACACTCGAAGTGTGATCCGATATAATAACACAGCATATCTATGCGAAAACTATGGTCCAGTACTATCAACATCTCAGTTCATGTACTTGACTGTAGTACTTGAAAATCAGACATGTCAAGTTTATCAAGATAAACGCTTGATATTAAAATCAAATGTAACATTTTTGAGTGACCCAATACTTCTCTTACATGAACATAACTTTGCACCGCTTGAATGGGACATATCGATGATGAAGGATTTACTGATTGACTACAAGTCCCATTATCAATTCACTCCTAAAAATATGTCAAGTTTCAAGATGATTGACCCAGAAACAAAATTAGGATGGAGTAGTTATTATAACTTTTACACCCAAGAAAAATTCAATGATCATATTCTTATCAAGGCTGATGACGACATTGTGTTTATTGACACAAAAAACTTTAAAGATTTTATTACAACACGTAAACAAAATCCAGAAGTTTTACTTGTATTTCCAAACATAATCAACAATGGTGTTGCTGCCTCATATCAGCAGGGACTTGAATTGATTCCAAAATCAATTGGTATCTTTCCATATGATACTTTTGAAGGTAACCTTTGGGAATCAGCAAGTTTGTGTTCTGCTCTACATTACTATTTTATAAGTGAACATCAATCATTTATAGAGAAAGCGTCAAACCTACCAAATATTCAACATAAATGTGGTGATCGTTTTAGTATCAATATGTTTGCAATTTTATCAAAGGATTTTGGTATTTTTCAACAAATGCCAATGGGTATTGAAGACGAGTTGCATTTGTCAATCACGCTGTCCAAGATACTACAAAGATCACATTTATTTACACCACGCACGGTTGTAGCACATCTTAGTTTCTATAAACAAGTTTTAAATGGGCTGGATGAAAATGATTTACGAGATAAATATCATAGATTAGCTCTTGTTCATTGTTGAGATAAGTATAGTAATATAAAGACTATGCACAGCATTGCTGCATAATGGATGCACCACTTAATCTAGCGGCTGTGTGGTTGCACTCTTCGCCACTCAAGAAATCACCAATTCTGATTTTCATAGAACAAAAATATTTCATGAATATATAGAATGACAACAGAATTTGTATTTCGTGATGAATTTGATTTTAATCGTTATGAAGTTTTAGCAGATGATTTAGTCTTGAGGCATAAAGTAGAAGATATTTATAAGATAATGAAATGCTCAGAATGCATAAGAGCACAAAAATATATAACATCAATAGTTCATTATGATATCAATTATTCTATTGAGTACATCAGATCATAGATTGATCAATTCTTTTACGCAACCATGCAACCAATGACCAGCTTGAAAAAATGTGTAAACTGCTTAAGGATTTATCGCATTTATGTAACAGACAAACATACATTTGACCACAATGGAAGATGATAAGCATTTTTTTGTTTTCAAGCGGCTTGTCAACTCCACTGCAAAAGCAATTGTAATAAATGGCTGTGCTGGCTCACGTAAAACAGACACAGCAGTTAAATATGCATTGCACTGTATGCAACAAGGCAAATGCGTTATGCTTTTAACAAAAGTTACGAGTGTGACACACGAAACAACAACACGTCTTCATGACTATGGCAATGTAGTCTTTCATAAAAGTGGCAATCATTACTTTTCAACCAAAGTTGAAGTTGCTAATATGGATGCTATGATTCATTATCAACTATACAAACGCGGTATTGATGTGAGTGGGTTTAGAGGGGGTTCACATACTTGGAAATGTACAGAATTACATAGGCTTTTGATGGAAGACAACATTGATAAAAGAGTGTATACCAAAGACAATCAAATTGTCAATGTATTGATTGTAGACGAGTTCCAAGATTTCCACGAATCTACTTATAACCTAATTTTTGATATTGTAAAGCAAAATGAAGGCATGCAGTTATTGGTTCTTGGTGACATTTTACAAACAGTATTTCAATTGTCAACCATTCATCCATTAAACGCTGTCCGATCTTGTTTTATAGAAGAACATGATAGTATTATTGTGAATACATGCTATAGATGTCCACAAGGACACATCAACTTTGTAAATGCTTTACATGAAAAACACTTGCTGCAGTATGGTCTTCTTCCATTACAATCTGCTAATGATGATATTAGTAATGTCCCAATTCTGTTTGCACATCAAGGAATCACAAAAAATCTTGGTGCAAATTCTGTTGCAGTTTCTATAACAAACTGTGTTTCAAGTCTCCTAACAATTGATCAAACAATCCATCCTCGTGATATTGCAATCATTATGAAAGGGGCAAACCATAATAAAGTCTTTGCACAGCTAGAGCAGATGCTGAATAATTTATATGAACAAAAAGGTTATGATGACCAAATTGGTTGCCGCGTATTTGAAACAAAAGGAGATCTTACTCATATAACTATAGACTGGCCTAGTGCTGCAAATAAAACAGTCATGTTATCAGTGCATGGAGACAAAGGAAAAGGACACAAGGTTGTTTTTTTCATTGGTATGACAGAGAAAAGTGTCCCAAGATCCCAAAATCTTTTCAAAGAGACTGAACTAATTGATCAATCGTTGTCTTATGTAGCTCTTACTCGCAGCACAAAATACCTTTTTGTTGGATTTACTTGGATTTGTCCGTCTCGTTACCTGTTAGAAGCATGGGATACAATAAGTGCAAAAAAACTTGCTGTTTTTGCTTGGCAACCATCTACCTATAAATCAGATGCTCATCATGTACTCTGCAATGCATTGCAGAGTTTGCAACCTATTTGTGACATGGAAAATACACATCTTTACAAAAAAGAACCAATTTTTTGTCCTGAACGCATGATTTGCGATGTTACTGAAATTGTTATGAATGCCTATGAGCATCATTTCGATATATTACCAGAGTGGCCGAACCTTTGCACACAAAATGTTAAATTGTTTGGAAAAGCTTACAGTGTTCCAAGGTGCATTAAAGACTCTGAAGTTAAACGCTGTATTTATGGTGTTATGACTGAACTTATGTTTCAAAGAGAATACGCTAGGTTGCATGGCAATTTTAAAAGTTTTAAAGATCAATTTCGCCAGTTTTTTGTTAACCCAGATAATGTTTTATACACAGATGATGAAGAAATATTATGTTTTGCTTACGATCTTGAATTGAATTATAAACATTTTGCAGATATTCATATCGAGCTGGAAATTGCGAAATGTTATCAAGATGTGAAAATGACTGAGAAAATCAAAAACCTGATTGATTCATTATATATTTCACCAAAATATATTCTACCTCTGTCACTTTATGTTCCAGCTTTCCGTAAGAGCTTGAAAATTTTTATTGATGAAGCTATTGACTTGATTGAAATTACTCCAAATGTGTTATGGAACATGGCAGTAGGCAAATGTATGATTCAAAGTAGAATTCGGAAACCGAACACATCTCTTCTGCTTGATTTTTTTAATGAACCATTGCATGGTGTTATTGAGAATGTTCAAGCTCTTATCAAATATATTAACCATAGTACTAGCTCCGCAATAACTTTTAATAATAAAAGGCAATTACTTATTGATGAAGATGATAAACAAAAGTTAAAAGTGATGGGATTTGACGAAAAGGTTTTCAAGGTGACAATGGGCATAACAGGCATTGACGACTTTGCATCAAAAGATTGTATATTTGAGATTAAATCTCCAGTGACCAAAACAGAACTATGCACAAAATGGGTACAGCAAACATTCTTATATGCTTGTCTGGGAGATCCATACAACAAAAAAATCACTTTTAATAGATTTTCTATTATAGATCTGACAAAAGGTGTGACTTATAACTTTAAATTTAATCAATTTATTCCGAGATCAGATGTATTGATCAAATGCTTAACATGGATGAAACTTGATGAGGAGCAGATCACAAGATGTATGGCCAAGTTGAACATTGATTGAGTTTAAATTAATTTGTAAATTTATATGGTCAATGTAAACGGTGGCCTCACCAAGGCCATCATGATTTTAAACTATATTGGATCTAAAGTTCGTGTTATGCCAATTCTCGACATTGTTATAAAGCCCTTGATTGAAGAGTGTTTTCAGAAAAATAATAGACAAGTTATTATCGGTGATTTGTTCGCAGGAACTGGTGTTGTTGGAACACACTTTGCTGAAAATAGCAAAGTTGGTAAAGTCATATCAAATGATCAAGAGTTATACAGTTATATAATTAACAAGTCACTGCTCCAAACAACTTTATCATCAAAACTCAAAAAATGTATTGCTTACCTGAACTCTGGTTATTTGAAACCTTTTTCAGGTCTCATCACAAAAAATTACAGCCCTTACAAAAAATGTACACGTCTTTTTTTCACAGTCCAAAATGCACAGCGTATCGATTCAATAAGAATTGCAATTCATCATCTTTATTCAAGGGGAAAGATATCATATTATGAACTTTTATATCTATTGGCAAGCTTGTTCTTTTCAGTTTCAAAATTTGCTAATAACACTTCATGTTTTAGGGCATATTTGAAATCATTTTGTGTACGATCAAAGAAACCATTTAAATTATTCCCAATACACACCAGAAACAAAACTAACTGCATAAGCAAAGTATGTTATGGAGATGTTCTACTCAATGCATCCAAATTTGGTCAAGTGGATATAGTATATCTAGATCCACCATATTCGTCTAATCACTACGGAAGTTATTATGGTTTCTACAATTATTTAGCTACTTATCAAAAGAAACCTATATCAGGTATTGCCGGTGTTCCTTGTAATTATAACAAGTCTACTTTTGGAATTAAAGTTACTGCTCAACATGCTTTTAATCGTTTAATAGAGAATATACTTCAAATCAATAGAGCAAAATATATTGTTTTATCTTACAATGAAGATGCTGTATTGAGTAAAATGGAGTTGATTAAAATATTTAAACGATATGGTCGTGTTATCTGTTACAAGTATTGGAATCGAAAATTTAGACCTAATAACAATGTATCTGACAAGTTTGTTAAAGATTTTATCCTTGTGCTAGACACAGAAGGTATTCCTGGATCCACAAAAGAATGCTGGATTGGATCAGAAAATAATTAATTCTCAAGTGGTTATTCTGTCATGTGGGACGACCATCTACAATATAGTCTATATAATCTGGTACAAAAGTATGATCATTATATCTAAATTTGACACACCCTCCATTAAATCCTTGAACACTCACAGCCATATCAACCAAGTCTTTTGAATTCTCATATATACTGTTTAATATATGACTTGCAAGTTTATTTGATTTGTAAAAACTTATTTCAATAACTATCCTTTTTGTCTCATCACGCATTATCTTAAAATCGTAAATTGCGCGATCTTGAAGTAAAGAAAATAATTGAGTCTCAAGATCATAAAGTGTTTCAATGTATTCACATGTATTGGCCATATTACTTTATAATTTTAACATCAAACAAATGTTTTAAGCTGTTTCTAAAAAACGTAGTCGTTCTTCTAGATTGTTTATCTTTGCTTGATACTTGACATCAAGCTCCTTGATTGCTTGAATGATTAGAGCACTAATGTTACCATAGGCTACACTCTTTAATCCAGTGTTATCTTCA